CGCCACGTCGCTCTTTCGTTCTCACGTTGCTCGAACGGAAAGAGCCGGTGGAGGGCCGCGGGGGTAAGGTGCAAAGCCGGGGGCGGTGCTGACGGTGCCGCACAGGGGGTGGCCTGACATGGCCGCCAGTCACGTGCCCGCGGCCGGCGGGTGTCGTGAATGTGGTCACCATCGGACTGTCCCCTTGCGTGGTCGGCCCCGAGTGGAGTGTCCGAACTGCGGGGCGATCCTGGAGGTGGAGCGGTGAGCCCGCAGTTCGCACTCGACGAAGGCGGCAACGTAGTCGCGGCCGTCGACTGTCCCGAGCGGGCCGCCACACCGGAGTTCGAGTGCCCGCGGTGCTACGGTGAGATGGTGCTTGCCGGCGGGTCGCTCACGCAGTACGTCCGTCACTTTCGACATGCGGGCGAATCCTGCTATGAGTACCCCAACCGCCGCACTCAAGACGAGTACCACGCCGTCGCAACGCGCGACATTGCCGCCGACCTGCGTGGGGTTGAGTGGGCCGAGGACGTCGAAGAGGACTGTCGGCCCGGCCGAAAGAACCCCGATGTTCGGTTCCGTTGTGATGGTTCCGAGTTCGTCGTCGAGATGCAGACGCAGCCGATCGGGGCCGAGGACGTGGTGGAGCGCACCCGACAGAACACCGACGAGGGGTTCTGGACGCTTTGGTTGTTCCACGACTCGGTATTCGACGACGCGCCGCTTGCGGAGACGCGGCCGGAGTTTCTGACCGCCCAGCAAGGGTGGTTCTCGATGCTCACCGAGAGCGGTAGCTGTGACATCTGGATGCCGCTTTACGGGCCGACTCAGAGGCAGGTGGGCGTGCTCGGCAGCGAGTGGTATATCCACCTCTATCAGGACATGAACGCCGGGCGGCCGAAGCGGACGGTTGCGGCGGGCAAGCCCGAGCCGTTCGTTGGTCGCGATGGAGAGCAACTCGCCGCCTCGGCGCGAACCGTCCGATCGTTCGACGGTCTCGGGGCAGGCGAGGATGGAGAAGATACTGAGGGGAGTGGTGGTGGTGGGCAGCGGGGGTTGGTGTGATCGTCCATGCCGTCGCCAGGACTCACCCTCACCCAACAGCCGCGGCTCTCGACCGCCACGATCACCGCCGATGCACCCGCGAGCATCGTTTGGCAACGTCTCGCCGACGCCGGACTCCGCGAGGAGGTCGAAAAGGCCGTGCGTAGCCTCGTCGGTGACCTGCGGCCCGGCCGGCGGGCGCTCGCGCTTGAAGAGCATGGCGTGAGTGCGATGGAGGGGCTGTTCGCGTCGGCGGTCGCGGGGCTGGCCGACGCCGACCCGATCCGCGAGGAGCGCCAAGCACAGGCCCGCCGCCTCATCGGCGAGTTCGGCGCGGCCGAGCGCTCCGCCGTGGGATTGCACGCGCCGCTTGACGAGCTCGCCGACGGACCGCTCGCGGTGCTCGATACCGCCGATCGGACGCCCACGGTGACGGTCGAGCTCGACGGTGGGTTCGACGACCTCCGAGCCGATCAACGCGAGGACGTCGTGGGGCTGCTCGCCGACCTCGCCGCAGCCTGTGACGTGCGCGTGGTGTGTGGCCGGGCGACCGCCGCGAGGGTTCGCCAGCGGTATCACGAGCGGTTGCCCGTTAGCGCGCCGTGCAATGCACGCCCCTCCGATGGCGAGGTGACGGCGCGCGTCGAGACTGCCCGAGCCGCGCTCGGTCCCGACGGCCGTGAACTCTCGATCCTGCGGACGATCGCGACCGAGGCCAGCGAGACGGCCTCCTATCACGCACTCTCCGCCGACGCGCAAGTTTCGGACTCGCGCGTTCGGCAGTGCATCGGCACGCTTGTCAACCTCGATCTCGTGGCGGCGTTCGACGGCCCGGCCGGACGGATGGTCGAGTTGCTCGCTGCCGGTCGTCACTTGCTCGAAACGCTCAAAACTGAAATCGGGGTACAGCAGTCGATTGAGGAGTGCGTTAGCGACCCCCCAAACGACTCCGACGAAAACGTGTATACCCCCGAACCGCAGTCACGGGAGACCGCACCGCCGACCGGCGGTGCCGGAGGCGGCGCGGAGCGGGGCGGGTGGACTGACGCCCGCTACCTGAGCCGCCCCGACCATGCAGCGGTTGCGGGGGCGGCTGAGGGGGTCGACATTGCCCTCTCCGAGCACCCGATCGAGGGTGCTGATCAGTCCCCGCTGTTCAGCTACCGTGCTGACCACAACGAGGTGGTGGCTGGTGCGGAGTTTCACTCGCCCCTCCAGTGGTTGGTGTCCACTGCACGATCGTTAGCAGGGCCGAAGATGTGGGAGCACGTCCTCCCGCCCGAACGCCTCAATGCGGACGCCGACCTCGGGGCGTTGCCCGACCCCGAGGTCTGGACACGGTGCTCGCAGGGTGGCTGGTGCTCGAAGGACGAACGGACCGCCGCCGATTACATCGAGCGGTTGCTCGGTGCCCGCGAGGCGATCCTTGAGTGGACGACCGAGTACCGCAACCAGCGCGATGCGGGCGAGGACGCCGATGCCGACGAGACGGCACGGCGCATCGTCCAGCATTCTCACGGCCTCATCGGCACCGTGACGCGGATGCTCGATTACTGCGACGTCGATCTCGTCCGCTACCTTCAGCTCCCCGAGTACGCGGCGGACTGGCACACGAGCGAGAACCACCGCCGCCGCCGTTCGATCCTCAAAACGATCGCGAAGACGAGCGCGATCGCCGGGGCGTATGGTGCGTACACCGCCGAGCGAACGCTGTACGAACCACGTACTGACAAGCGCGAGTTCTCGCTTGGCGCACCGCAAGTAACGACCGAAGAGTCCGGCGAGTTCATCGGGTCGTGGACCATCGCCGGTCGCGGCGTGACGAAACTCCTCGACCCAGCGGACGGTCCTGGCCTGGAGAGCGCACTTCGGTCGCCCGGAGAGCTCCAAGAAGACGGCACGAACTTCGCGGCGTTTGACGTGCCGCTCTCGATCGGGACTGACCGCGACACTGACGCGACTCGGGCGGTGGTTCGGCGGATGTGCGGTCACAAGAACACCCGCCCGACTGAGATCGCCGTCCGGCTGTTCGCAACCTGCACGGGATCGGTGTTCGACGCGGCGAGAGCGCTCAACCACCTCGGCGCGGAGCCGGCGGACATGCCCCGTCCGATCCGCCTCGACGAGGTGCGTCGGGCGCTCGCCACCGCACCGGCCGATCGATTGCTCGCGGACGCACCGAGCCGGAGTGCTGGCTCGCTACTGAAAACCATGCTCAACACCACCGAAACCCTCAATCAGGCCGAACTGGCGAATCGAGCGGGCGTCTCGACACAGACGGTCCGAAACACCGCGGACATCCTTGAAGCGCTCGCTCTCGTCGAACGTACCGAGGGCGGTCCCGGCGAACCCGTCGAGTGGCGGTGTTCGCTACCGACCCGCGACGAACGTGGTGAGCGCGGATCGGCGGCACTTGACCCCGACCGGCGGGCCGACGGTCCTGCTATCGGCGGGTTCGCTCGGACGGTGGAGGACCTCACCGAAGCCCTCGCGCCGCCGGACGTGATCGCCGACCACGGCAGCGAGATCCGTGACCTCAATACACTGCGAGAGCGGTGCCCGGCGCTGACGCCGTGGCTGCGGCTCGCGGCGATACTCAGTGGAACGGAGTTCCCACCTGGCGAGTACGACGCACTCCACCCGGGCGAGTGTCACACAACGAGCTACGGCGAAGCACCGCTACAAACGGGTCTTGCCAGTGCCCAACGGGGTGTTGCTGACTGATGGGACACGGCTACCGCTGCCCGCGCTGCCGGACGAAGAACGCGATCCACGATCACGGCTGCCGGTACGAGAGCCTCAACGACGGGGTGATCGAGGAGGCCCATGTCGACATCATCTCGTCGCTCTCGATAGCACGTCACACCGAAGACGAACTCGTTGTCGAAGCGCCGAACGGGTGGTCGCAGGTCCACGACGATGTGCTCGGGCTCTACCGGAAAGAAGGCCGCATCACGACCCAGCAACGTGAAACCGACGACGGCGAGACTGAGGAGGTGCTCTATCTCCGCACTCCGGACGAGTACCGCGAGCAGCTCGTCCCGACGCAGCGCTATATCAGCACAGTCTGGGAGCGCGGGCCGGTGGACGGGTGCAAAGACGACGCCATTATCAGCGTCATCTCGTGGCACGAGTGGCGTGACTTCTCGTGGGAGGAAACCACCGAGCGCGTTGCCGACTGGCTCCGCGACACTGGCGCATGGAGTCGGGGCAACTGGGAGGAGGGTTCGATCGACGAACTCCTGCGTTCGAAACGTCACGTCTACGAGAAATCGTACGGGTGGAAAGAGGCCGCCCGCCAGTCCGAGCGCGTCATTGAGAGCGCGCAGGGGGTATAAATGTCCGATAGCTGGTATGAGGGGATTTGCTCACGGTGTGGCCGAGAGACACGCGTCACACGCATCGACCACTCCGAGTTCGTGGAGGCCTGCCTGCCGTGCGTTGACGGATTGGCCGAAGCCGACGCGGCGACCGACGGAGGCCACGATGCCGAGTAAGCACACCACACGCGGCAGCATTGCCGATGAGGTTGATGGCATAGAATACGAAACGTCCGACGACTCGGCCTTTGCCGACGGCTACGGTGTAAAGACGCCCGAACGCGAGTTCACGAAACCCGAACTCATCACGATCCACAACCACCTGTGCGAGGCGTTCGACCTCAACCGCAAACTCGGCGAGCAGACGTTAAAGAAAACCGCCCGGTTCCGACTCCGCCTGCTCATGAACGACGCCGGGTATCGCGGGTTCGGCCGTGAGAGCCACGACGGCAACCCCCTCCGCGCTCGGGAATTGCTGACGATCTTGACGGCCGTCCGTGACGCGAACGAAAATTTACGGTGGGTAGCCGAAGCCGACGCGGCGACCGACGGAGGTCGTCGATAATGGGCACGCTCAACGACGCCGTGGACTCGACACGCGACGACGGCTGGGACGATCTCGAGATCTCCTATCAGACGGTCGCGCCGAACCGGTGGACGTTCGAGAGCACGAAGATCCGCCGGTGGGTCGAGCAGCGACTTCGTGGCCGGACGCTCAACGCCTGCGCCGGCAAGACCAAGCTCACCCATGACCACGAGATCGTTCGCAACGACGTCGACGAGCAGCGCGACGCCCACCACCATATCGACGTGTGCGAGATCGCCGACGAGCTCGAGGACAAGACGTTCGACACCGTGGTTTACGACCCGCCGTTTTCGTCGTACCAAGCGAGCCGGTCCTATGAGGGCCGAGCGGTGGGCGACACCGCGCTCGCGAAACGGCAGTTCCACGAGCTGCTGGCCCCCGGCGGTCGCGTGATCCAGTTCGGCTATACGACGACCTGTATGCCGATGGCACTCGATTACGAACGAGTGAGCGTCGGCGTATTCAATACGCTGGGTCAGATGAATGACATCCTCGGGGCCGTGGATCAAAAACCCGGGCGACGAGCCGGCCGGACCGAGGTGGTTCTCGTGACCCACCGAACCCGGACTTGCGACGAGCACGGCCCGCGCCGCGACGACGACCTGCCGGACTGTCCCGGCTGTGCGGCCACGGTCCGACTCGCCGAGACGGAGCAGCGACTCACGGCCGTTGAAGCAGCACTCGACGAGCTAGAGCAGCGACTTGAGGCCGTCGAAGCAGAATTTGACGAACTGGAGGCCGACGGATGAGCGACGAGTGCCGCCACTGCGGGGTCACTATTGAGGATGATGACCCTGCCTACCGCGTCGTGTACGGCCGACTCTCCGATGTTCGGAGCGATAATATCTCGGATAGACAGATTGCTGGGCCGAACGAAGAGGTGGATCCCGGCGCGGATGAACGCTATTGGTGCTTCGGCTGCTACAAGAGTGAGCGCGCCCGCGAGAAAGGAGCACACTACCACTACGACGACGCGGATGAGCTATGGGCCATCCTTGAAGCTGCAGACGGTGCGCTCGTGGCCGATGGAAAACCGATGACTATCGGCGGACGTGGATGGTTCCGCGTCGTTGACGGAGCGGTACAGGCTCGTCATCTCCGCCGTTACCGCGACAATAACGGAGAGATTCAAGTTGACACTGCTCCGACGGAAGGTTTCGACACTGCTGAGTTTGGCGAGTTTTTTGACGAGGCCAGTGAAATACGGCTGGTTTATCTAAAACCTGTCGACGAGACGCCGTTTGTTGCAGGACAAAACCACACGCTGGGAGGTGATTGTGGCCGATGAGCCACCAGTGCGAAAACTGCGGCGCGGTCGTCTCCCATCGCTATTATCGCGTGCTCGCGGTCGACGGCGAGGGCCGGGCGTGTCCCGACTGCGGCGGCAGCCACATTTCGGACCCGGCGGCCTACGGCGGCGGTGAGCACTCTACGGCGTCGCGCGGGACGCGGTCGGGGCGGATCGGTGGTGGACGGTGAACGACGATGCCGACTAAAACCTTCAACACCACCGCAAAGCCCATCCTCCGCGATATAGAGGCGGACGACACACGGGCGGCGCTCCGGATTTGGGACCGCGAGTTCGGCCTTGAAGCGGACGACGCCGCGGTGGAGTGGATCGAAGACGCAACGGACACCGATCGTCAGGATGTCTGGGGGGTGGTTGCCGAGGACCTCGCCGCCGATGAGCTGGTCGGGTTTGGCCTCGCCGCCATTGGCTCCCGAGAGTGGACCGATGGCTACTTCCGCGGCCTGATAGAGCGGGACCTGCCGAACGACTGCGCTGTCATGCATGTCGGTTGTGTCGCGTCCAACTACCAAGGGCGCGGATTGGGCAAGCGCATTTTCAAGGCCCGGTTCAAGTGGGCGCGCCGGCAGGGCGCGAACGCGGTGCTCGGCGTCTCGTGGGTCCGAGAGGGACGGTACGGTAGTTCAACGCTGTTCGAGCACTTCGACTTCGACCGTTTGAAGACGGTGCCGAACTACTACAGCGAGCACTTCGACGAACCGAGTTCGTGTCCGGACTGTGGGACTCCGTGTGAGTGCGGCGCGACCTTCTACGCATGGGGGTTGGGTTCGCGGGGGGATGCCGGTGCCGACTGACCCCGACGACCCCCCACGCCTCTCGGCACTCGTCGCGGCGGCGGATGATGTGCGCCCGCCAGCGGTCATCGAACCCAAGCACGACTCCTGGGGTGTCGACTGCCGCATCTGCGGGCTCGGCGGGCCGGGCCACCCGCTTCAAGGCACGCACGGCGTGTTTTCGGGGTCGTTCACGAGTCACCACTTGCTCGCCGACGGCGACGGCGTGTGTTACCGGTGTGCCTACCTCGCCGGAGCGATGGACTACCGGCGATACCACTGGCTCGCGACGCCCGACGGCGTGCGGGTCATCAAAGAGCGCCCGGAGCTCGTCGACGCACTCCTTGACCCACCCGCGGGGCCGTGGATGGTCCAATACAAGGACGGTTCGGACTTTCTGACCGTCTTGAATGGCTGGATCGCCGGACAGCGCGTGAACACATCGCGTGAGCGCTTCCGGATCATCGTCGACAAACGGATGGTGGACTTCGAGCGCGACGAACTCGCCGATATGATCGCGTTCGGGCGCACGCTTCGCGACCGCGAGGACGCCATCAGCAAGCGCGCGCTCAAACACGGACCGACGGCGGGCGACCTCGGCCGGTACGACCTTACTCGCGAGGAGTACGCCCGCATCACCGGTCGCGACGGTTACGACGGCCTCGCCGGTCGCGAGGACTGGCGCATCGCGGTGCAACTTATTGAGTGACAACATGGCAGAATCAGCAACAGACACGGACGACGCGACGACAGACGAACCGAATCTTGAACAGCACTGGGTAGCGATTCTCGCCGAATACTGGCGGCAGACTGACTGGGACCAGTTCGGCAACCAGCAGAAATCGCGCGCGGACACGTTCGGCGAGCGTCTTACGGTCGCGGTGCGGGCCGGGGATGTCCATGGTGCGCTGGATAAACTCGCACAGGGACTCGGCCTCGCGTCGCCGAGACTCCCGACGGCGAATCTCGACCCGCTCGCCGAGAACAATCGGCAGGCGATGCGGACGCTACGCCGCGAGCGCGTTTGGCTCGTCAACAAGGCCGACGAGGCGGTGACGGGCTACTTTGAGAACCGCGATGCGCGCCATGCGAACGCCGAACCGACACGGACCACGACCGAACTGAGCGACTTTGTAGAAACGGATGTGTGGCAACATGAAGAACACTGACCCAGAGACCGGCGATCTCGCGGAGATCGGCAGCACCGAGACACTCAACGGTACGGCCCGCGCTCGCACGCAAATCCACACCGGCGGCGACGCACAGACGGGCAACCGGCAACTCCTCCGGACCGAGAAGATCCACCTCCCTGACAAGGGGCGGTTCGAGGAAGTACCGTTCGTTGCGGGCAACAGTGTCCGCGGTCACCTTCGCCGGCTGCTCGCCACCGATCTCGTCCAGCGACTCGACTATCAGGTGACCGACGAACGACTGTTCCACCTCCTGCGCGCGGGTGGCGTCCTCGAACAGGAGGGCAAGGCCGAGATTGACGTGGGGATGCGCCGCGAGATCCGCGATGCGTTCCCGACCATCGACCTGCTCGGTGGCTCGACGGGCAACCAGATGTTCGGCGGCACGGTCGACGTCCACCCCATGACTTTGGTCTGTGCCGAGAACGACTGGCGACTCGACGCCGACGCGAGCGAGGCCGAATCGTGGCGCGAGTTCGTCGGCGAGATGCATCAGACGCGGATGCACGACGAGCCCGACGACACCGGTATGGACGTCGACTTCGGGTTCGACTTCGACGCCGACGCGGAGGACGCCGCTGGCAGCCAACAGATGATCTACCACTTCGACGTGCTGATCCCCGGCACGGCGTTCGAGCACTCGGTGCGCTTCGAGAGCTACGCCACCGAACTCGCGCGCTCGACCATGCACCACGCCCTCCGACTGTGGCAAGAGGAGGGCATCATCGGCGGGATGAGCGCCGCGGGGATGGGGCGGCTCGACATCGAGTACGACGCCGACCTCGCTGCGGGCGCACAGCGCTACACCGAGTACGTTGAGGAGTCGGGCGGCGACATCATCGAGGCGCTGGATACGCTCGCGAACAAGTGAGGTGGGTGGGATGCACCAACTCCTACTCCGACTGCGGATCGAGCGCGACTGCGCCCACGAGCGGCGCTACCACCGCAAGATCCGTGGCCGGCTCGCCCAGGCCATCGACGGGACGCCGTACGACAATCGCGACACGCGGGCCGCACCGTTCGCGTTCTCCGACCCGATGCCGTATCGCCCCGAGCACGAGGCGGGCGACGAAATCCGGTTGCTCGTCGCCGCGTCGTCGGCCGGCACGCTCAAAACCATCGCGCAGGACCTCCATGACGCCCCCGAGATCACCGCCGGCTCGATGGTGATGGAGGCCCGCGCCGCCACTCCTATCGAGACCGACGTCGGACCGCCGGGGTCGTCGGGCACGATCACTACCGCGTCGGGAGCGTGCATCTCGATCGATGACCGCCAGACGTACTGGTCGGACCGCGACAACACAATGGCCGAGTTCCGCGATGCACTCCACGCCACCGTCCGCGGCATCGTCGACAACGAGACGGACGTGGAGCCACCCGAAACCGACCCGTTCGAGGAGTACCATCACCAAAAGACCTACGCGCTGGATGTCGAGATCACGCCGGCGAACGACCTCACACTCGTCGTGAGCAAGTTCGATTTCGGCTACGAGGTGCGCGACGAGCACCACCGCCGCGTGCTGAACGCACTCCTCGGGACGGGCATCGGCGCGAAGCGCTCGTACGGGTTCGGCTGTCTCCAGACGCGCGAGGCGGGTTACCGGATGGACGGCCGCGAGCAGGAGGCGGTGGCCTAATGCAAAACCTCCAGCTCACGCTCACGCTCGGCTCCGGCGTCGCGCTCGGCCATCCGTGGATCAACGGCGAGAGCCTCATCGAGCGACTGGCGCTTATCGACGCGAAGGGGAAGGAGTACGACCGGTTCGTCGCCGAGCTCGACGAGTCCGGCCCGCGCGACCTCCGAGCGGAGGGGATCGTCGACACCGGCCTCGCGTACACCGACGACATCGCCCACGCCTCGGCATCGCAGTTCTCGACCGACCGAAACGCGACGACGACGCTGTATTCAAGCTACGACGAAGTGCGCGCGCACTCGGTCGGTGGCCCGCGCCCGCGCAGCAAGATCCCGATCGGCGGCGGCGCGTTCAAATCCCAAATGATCGACGTGAAATACAGGGCGGCCCGATACTGCTGGTTTTACGTCCGTGGCGACCGCGACCGGATCGAGGCGCTGTTGGCCGACCATCTGACCGACCTCGGCAAGCACACGGCGCGCGGGTTCGGCAAGGTTGAGGACTGGGCGCTGACCGAGCTGGAGGCGGACACGTCGCTCGTCCACCCCGACGGGCTGGCGATGCGGCCGATCCCGACCGACCGACTCGACGGGTACTCGGAATCGTCGACACTGACCTGGAAGTGTCCTTATCATTATCAAAGATGGGCCACCGAGTGCGCCCCGCCGGGCGCGGAGGTTGAGCCGGCGTGGTAGTCGAGCCGCCCGACGCCGACGCCCTGTCGTTCCCCCACCTCGACGACCCGAGCGACGCGGGGATGCCCGACGCGACCGAACGCGCGTTCCAGTCCCACTACGACGCCCAACTTCGGCCGTCCGGGATGGTCGCCCAAGCCAAAGCCGAGATCGAACGGGTCTACCGTTGCGACGCTGATGCCGTCGTGTCGTGTTCGGGCGGAAAAGACTCGCTCGCGACGCTCATCCTTGCGTCGGAGAGCGATGCCGACCACCGCGCACTCCAGTGGGACTACGGCCCCGATTTCCTCCCCCGCCGGATCGAACACGAAATCGTCAGTTCCATCCGCGAGTATGTCGCCGATGAACGGCTGTTCGTCGCCAACGAGCTCATGCCGGTATTCAAGCCCTATCCCGAGGCAGATGCGTACCACGATCAACAGCAGACCGAGATCCGCCTCCCGAATGCGAAAAGCGTCCGCGACGACCCGGGGATGCGTGGCGTCTCACGTCTCGCGCCGCGGCTCCGCCGGTCCATCGAACGCGGCATCGTCGGGCGGCAGGTCCTCGGGACGCGAAAGGCCGAGTCGGGCTCCCGGGACCGGTATATCGACGGACTGTTCGGCGAGTCAATGAGCAACCCGGCGGCGTTTCCAATCCGCGACTGGACCGCCCGCGACGTATGGTCGCTGCTCGTTGACCGCGATGCGCCGTACCTGAGCCATTACGACAAAGTAGCCCACGCCACCGGCGACGGCGCACCGGAGGACTACGAGGCCGGGCGTCTCGGGGGGCTGTTTCGATTCATGAACGGCGACGCCGACGGACTCGCCCACTGGCGGGACCGCGGCATCGAAGCCCGCGACTGGGAACGCGAGACTCACCGCCAGCAGCGAGGTAACAATGGGTAGGTTTAGCGATGCCCGGCTCGGGGTCTCCATGACCGACAATGCAGTCGCTCGGGGTCGTCGGTCTGTTCACGATCCACTCGTCCGGACGTCTCGTGGCGGTGGCTCCCGCTCTTGCCTACCTTTGGTAGCAGTCCCGCGACGGTCGCGACGAATGGGACGATTGCACGCCGGAAGTGGGTGAGTGAGTTGTGGCCGACGAACCCCGCGACCGTGGCCGCGCGGTCCCGCTCGCCGACGAACTCGCGACGCTTGACGACGTGGGCCGGACGACGCAAGTGGTCTACGCGCTGCTTCGCTGTTCCGGCCCGCTCACCCGCAACGAACTCTCGACGGCGATCGGGGTCACGACTAACCGGATCGACATCGCCCATCGCGAGCTCCGCGAGCGCGGCCTGCTGGCCGAGACGGCCACGTCGGCGACCGACGCCCAGCGGCAGTATTTCATCGACCCGGACGCGCTGACGTTCCTATAGCTATTGATTTCAATGCTTTTCGACGGTTTATAGTGGCTACCCACCCCGATATGAAGCAACTCAGCCGCCCCAGTCTCCCGCCCTGACACGGCAGGAGCAGCCAGGCTGATAGCCCGCGGTATCCCATTATGCCGAACGCAAAACTCCACCGGCAGACGCCGGACTACGAACCACGCTTCAGCCGTGAGCTGGGCGTGCCAAACATCCATCCCGAGAGCGTGTTCTCGGAGGTGATCCAGCGGGATCGCTCGGTTTGTGAGAACTGCTGGCAGACGCGCTGGGACATCTACGCCGAGGAGTTTTACGGCAAGGCCAACGGCTGGCAGCAATACGAGCGATGGTATCCGATCCCCGGCCGGAACCATCCGGATGCGCTGCCGAACCAACGCCACGATGGGACGCCCCGCTGTTGTGACAACTGTGGGTTCGAGAGCGGCCGAGACAGGCCGCTGACGCTGGCACGTGCGTGTGAATATGCGGACAACCTTTCAACGGCGCTCAACGAGCGAGACATTCCTCACGACCGCGAAGCGTTGTTGAAGACGGTGCGTCGCCGAAAACAGCGCCCGGAGTTCCAAAGCCATTCGGAAGACGACGTGTTCGGCCACGCTGTCGCTGAGGCTATCAGAGCGGCGAGATAAACCCCGACCGCCGCCGATGACCCGCGCCGGTTCGTCCCCGCGCGGACCAGGCTTGTGACGACCGCCACGCAACCCATCACGCTGCCGGCGCTTTTCTCGTCGGCAGTTGCACGATAGGGCCGGCCACCTCGCACACGCGGAACCAGGGCACGCCGTGCGAGCGCCGGCATGGTATCGCACATGACTGCTTGGCTTGGTTCAGCCGCCACTAGCGTCTGAGCTGCCACGCTCGGGTGCGTCTCCCTGCGATTCACGTCGCGTCGCCGATCCACTCGTTCCACTTGGTTCCGCACTTTCGGCTTTCGACTCAATACGATCAACCCAACCTCATGAATGGCCCCAGAAAGCGAACCCTCAAGCGAGCCGCCGACGCGAGAGCTCATGGAGTGGGTCGCGGCGCTCGCGATCGCCGTCGGACTCGCCCTCGTTGCCGCCCAGTCGTTCGGCTTCGGCGAGATCAACGACTCCACTCTCCGGATCGTCTTTTCGGTGGGCGTCATCCTGTTCGGCGGTCCGAAGGCGATCCGCGTGATCGCGGAGGCGATCGCGGAGTTCCTCAAGTGAGCAAACCATGTCAATGACCAGTGACACGCCAACGCCGAAGTCGATCCTCACTCCGACGATCCAGAAATGGCTCCCCGTGAGCTGGCAGGTCGGCGGGACGGCGATTACGGTAGCCGGGTACGCGGCGGGCAACCTCACGATCACCGATGTCGCGATCCACATCGGCCTCCTGTCGGCACTGAGCGGGCTCTATCTCGCCTACATCACCCAGGACGACCTGAGCCGCCGCGACATGGTGACGATGAGCCTCTACTTTCTGTACGGTGCCGGCCTCCTGTTCGTCGTCGCGCCACCGATCCTGGCGTTGACGGCCGTCGAGACCGTGTTCGACATCGTCGGGATGTCGGCGCTCGGGCTGGTCCCGGCGGTGGTCTGGTTCCTCTACGTTCAGTACATCGCCGACGAAATCACTGACAACTCTAACCCATCATGAGCAAACTACAGTTCAAGCCCAACGCCTTCGCCCGCGGGGCCTACGACGGCTTCACCGAGTGGAAAAGCCCGCCTGAAGCGTCGGAGCGCACGTGGTCGTGGATCATGGGTTTCTTTGCTGGGTTCGCGCTAAAGGTGGCGGCACTGCTGTACCTCGGCGCGGAGTTCATCCCGGCGTAGCGATAGCGACTGACTGGCGGCTCGCGGAGCCCCTCGGGCTATTGGATATGGCCGCCGGGCCTTGGACCCGGAGATCGCAGGTTCGACTCCTGCCGGGGCTACTTCGACTGACAATCATGATAGACAACACCTACGGCCAGCTTCCGCCCGAATCGAGCGTTTGGCACTTCCGCGCCCGGCCCGACGGCTCGCGTCACGATCTCGGCGTGGTCGACGGCGACACGCTTGACGTCACGGCCGACCTCGGCTTCCGCGCCTACCGGGACGTCCGACTCCGGCTCTATGGCGTCGACACCGCTGAAATCTACGGCGTCCACGACACTTCCGACGAGTACGAACGCGGGATGGCCCACGCGCGGTTCGTCGAGGAGTGGCTCGACGACGCCGTCCGCGCCAATCTCGACGACCACTGGCCGCTCCGGATCTACACGCTTCAGGACAGTGGGAAGTACGGCCGGTACGTGGCTGACGTCCTCGGTAGCGAGGGCGACAGTCTCGTGGCGGCGCTGTTCGAGAGGTTCGGGGACGAAGTGCGGGGCGAGCGATAACTCACGGCGGCAGTCCGCTTGGCCAAGCCGAGGCGCGAGTTCGACTCCTCGCGGCGAGCACGCATTCGATGCCGATAGACCCCTCTCCTGACGCAGAGCCACGCTCGTTCGCGTTGCTCGTGAACGGCCGCCCGGTCGCGCTCCGTGCCGATCCGGACGATCTTCCGCTGTCGGCTCGCCGCGTGCTCGACGAGGCACCGAACGCCGAGCACTTCTCGCACTCGCTGCACGTCGATGACCCACCGAGCGACGATCCCGACACGGCGATCCTCAATGACCGCGCCGGTCGCGAGCTCGACGCCGTCGACCCTCGCGAACATGAGCGTGTGATCGCCATCCATGAGCGATGAACGTACTCATCGAACCGGACGACACCGCGACCCGACTCCGCCAGTACGTCCGCGAAAATCCAGATATCATCTACGACGAGTACCAGTACGAAGACGGACTGTCGCTCAACGGGGCCTGTTATGTCCTCTCCGAGTCGTACTTTCACGCACAGGGCGGTACCGACTCCGGGCTGACGATCCACTGCCTGTCGTGGTCCGATGTGGGCGGCGATGGCACGCACTGGTTTCTGAAAGACGACGAGACGGTGGTTGACCTCGGCTTGGACGAGCGAGAGCAGGCCGCGAACATCCCCTACGACGTGGGGACGCGTCGGGCGTTCATCACCGGCTACGAACCCTCGGAGCGGTGCGAGCGCGTCCTGAGCACACTCGATATCGCCTACTAGATTGACTCAACCCCATGGGCCGCCCAGAAGACACCAAGCACGGTCGCTGCCAGGCAACAGCAAAATCCACCGAGGAGCAGTGTGGCCGTGCCGCCGTCGGCGAACATGGGAAATGCAAGATTCACGGCGGGAGTAAAGACAGCGGCGCGCCCGAGGGCAACTCAAACGCCGAAGGCAACTCCGGCGGTCCTGGAGCAGAGATCACACACGGGATCTATGCGGACGTGAACAAACTCTACAACGAGACGTTCGCCGAGGAGATGGTGGCCTTCGTGGACGCGACGGCCGCGGACCTCTACGAGCGCTTTGAGGGCCTTCACGGCATGCCGACGCTCTCGCAGAAATCCCGGATATTCGAGATTGCGATGAACGTCGCGAAGGGCGTCCACGCCGATAACTGGGCCGAGGACAAGCCGGACGAACTCAAGACGCCGAGTCCGCTGGTCGATCGCGAAAGCGAGATCGTGCCGGTTGGCGATGGCGAGACGGAAACGCAGGTCAAATACTCCGAGTCAGTCCCCATTGGCACCCAGCAACGCTACCGTCGCGAAGATCGCCAGTGGCTCAAGAGCTACGGCCTGCTTGAGAACGACCCCGAAGCCCAAAAAGCAGATAGTATATCGAGCTTGGCAGAAGTCCTCTCTGAAGAATAGCGATGGATGCTGAGTCTATCGCCTCGCTCTCACGGCCCGAGCGGGTAGCCACGCTCCCCGACGTTCTTGCCCCGACGATTGACGAGATCCCGAAAGAAGACCGCCTCGTTCCGGAGCCAGATGTCAGCATCGAGGAAATCGAAGCCCGCGCCGAACGCAACGGCACGGACACCATCCGCGAGCTGGGCGAGGCAATCAAGCCACTCCCACGTAGCCAGCGCGTCCAAGTCGCATTCGACTTTCGGCCAACGGACTATCAGGCTCTCTTACTGGACTACCCCGAGCGCGTCGACCGGGCACAGGCCGCGCCGAAGGCAGGCCGGCAGGTCGGCAAGACGAAAATCTCGGGATTCATCGGTGCCGATCACGCCCTCACCACGCGGAATACGGATGTCCTCTACACCGCACCCGGCCAGGACACGGCCGACGAGATGTTCAAGGAGTTCCGGGATGCGTTCCGGAATGGCCCGCTCACGTTAGAGCAATACGGGGTTGAGCCTGACGAGGATAATAAGACCAAGTGGACGTTCCTCGGCGGCACACGCGCCATGAGCCGGACGCTCGGTGCTGTTGGCCAAGAGAAAGACCCTGGGAATCGAGGGATGAACCCGACGTGCGTGATCGTCGACGAGGCCCATTACGAACAGGACCAGGTGTTCACTGAGGAGATCGAGGAGTTCTTCATCACGCACGACACCTACGAATACTACCTTTTCAGTACGCCAGCTGGTAAGTCGGGATATTTCTACGAGACTGTCGATGTCAAAGGCCAGCGGACGCCATCGGAAGCCGCCGCGGACAAGTTCGGATGGTACGCCCCACACTGGCCGACGAAAATCAGCCCGTTCGCCAAGCAGGACTACATTGAGAAAAAGCGCGAACAGTACGACAGTGATACGTTCGAGCAGGAGTTCTTGGGTAAGTTCGCCGAAGACGGCGATGCAGCGATCCCACACGCCACCCTCAAGCCCAACCTTGCCCCGGGTCGGGATTTCATCGACACCCGCGCCCGCTATCTGGGCGTCGACCCCGCCCGTGGTGGCGAGGACGAAATGGTGGCGTTCGACATGGACGAATTCGGAACATGCTGGAACGCATGGGCGTTTGAGACCATCTCGGGCCCACAGTTCGTCGAGTTCCTCGAATACGTCCACAACGATAAGACGGCACTCGAATACTGGCCCACGCCCCCACAGCCGGAGTGTGGTGATGGCCTCACGCCGATGAATGCCTACGAGACGATTCTCATCGAAGAGAACGGTGTCGGCGGGTTCGCGGCGGACTTCGCCGAAGCGGGCCTCGGGGCAGCGATCAAAGTCGTCAACAGCTCGAACGAGACGAAGCAGAACGTCTATCAGCGTCTCATCAAAGACCTCGAACAGTCCAGCCTTGCGCTCCCGAACTACCGCCCACTCGTCCGCCAGACCACCGCCTTAGAAAAGACGTTCACACCGACGCAGAAAGCGAAATACGCGGCCCCCGAAGGAAAACACGACGACTGGCCTGACTCAATGGCGTTCGCAAACTGGGCCCGGTACGGAAACGGTGAGAACCCGAGTGCACTCCACACCGGCCCCGTCACCGTCCCTTCGACTTGGTAGACCCCCCACTAATCCATGAGTTCTGATTCCGACGACGAGAGCAAGCCGCAGGCGTGGCGCGGGCCGACCCTCCCACAGGCCCGCACCAACGCCATGTATGGCGGGCGCTCGGGGGTCCTGTCGCGTGGTAATCTCGATGGACTACTCGACGATGCCAACTCGCCGAAGATGTGGGATGCGTTGGGCTACCCACGCGAGAACGAACTCACGTTCAACACGTGGCTCACGTACTACCTCCGCGGAGGGGCAGTCTCGGGATTACTCGACAAGTTCGTCGACGACGCTTGGCAAGGCCGCCCGGAGATGGTTGACGACGAGGCCACCGACGGCGACGACACCGACGACCAAACCGACTTCGAGAAGGCCGTCGAGAACCTCTTCGACAACTACGCGCCGGACAACCCCCGACGGACGCTCCTCCGCGAGGCGCTCAAGCCACGCCTCATGGCGGCGGACCTCCTCGCCCGCCTCGGCCAGTATTCGGCGATCGTCGTCGGGATCAAAGACGGCGAGAACGTCGACGAACGGCTTGAAGAGTCCGACGGCCGCGACCTCTCCGACCTCGCGTATCTCGAACTCTACCCCGAGAACAAGATCGACTTCACCGTCAGTAAGGACTTGGACGACGACCGGTATGGTCGCCCCGATTCGTACACCATCACCGACGCCGACACCAAGACTGACGAGGTGCATCACAGCCGCGTGATCCACGTCGCGAGCGACACGCTGGTTGATCCCTACTGCTCAATCCCCTTTTACAACGACATCGTGAATCGGATCGTCGACATGACGAAAATCTACGGGGCGAGTGCCGAGGGCTACTGGCGTGGCGGCTATCAGGGGATCGTTATGAAGCCGCCGGAAGTAGTGAAAGAAATGGGCGGCACGACCCAGCGCCTCCCTGGCGAGTTCGGCGACGGCGGCGACGGCCTCGCCAACCAGATCTCGAACTACATCGACCGCTTCGATCGGGCCATCCGCTCGAACGGCGAGATCGAGACGCTCGGATCGGACATCGCGAGCCCGGCCGACCACATTGATATGCAGTGGGAGGGCATCTCTGCCGCGAAGGACATCAGCCAGTCCGTTTTGACAGGGAACGAGACCGGCGAGCGCGCCACAGCCGAGGACAACGCGGCGTGGCGCTCACGAGTTGCGGGGATGCGTGAGAGCTACGCCGAGGCGAGCATCCTCCGCCCGCTCATCGACCTCCTCATTCGCGCCGGCGTGCTCCCCGAACCCGACGGCGAAACGTACACCGTCGAGTGGCCGCCACTCTCGGAACTCTCCGAACAGGACGAAGCGGAGATCATGGAGCGCAAGGCAAACGCCGTCAAGACTGCGACGGGTGGCAACCCCGAAACGGACACGACGACCGCCGAACGCCGCAAGCAAATCTACGACTGGGACGCCGAACGCGGGTCGGAAGCGCCCGATCACGTCGATGAACAGGACAACCGCTCACCGGCCGAACTGGATGCGGTGATGGACCTTGATGCCGACGCTCAAGGCGCACCCATCGAGACGGCCACCCCAGCCGCCGAACCGAGTGGGATGGCGGGGTCCGTCCGCGGGAACGCCAGCCCCGACGACAAGCGGCGTGACACCAGCGACGAGTCAGAGGGCGACGACGGCGGGGACGAATGAGCACCACCGCGACCGGGCCGGCACAGGAGCCACGCCGAGACCCAACACAAACAACCACGCAACGCCGCACCCTTCGCCAAGACCTCTCGGGACGCGCACGCGATGTGCGGGGTGAGATTCGCCGCCAGATTGAGAACGCCCAAACACAGGCCACGCAGGCCGGTGCGGGTGCTGGCCCCGTCGCAGTGGGCCTCGTGGGTGCTGCGGGTGGCCTCGCAACACTCCGATCGATCGGCGCGTTCCGCGACTGGCTCACTCGCATCTTCGATAGGCACTTTCTTGATGTCAGGTCACGCCGGCAGGTGCAGTCGGGGTCACATTGGACATCGCAGTACGTCCATCGCTCCTATGAAACGGGGCTCCGACAAGCGCGGTCGGTGCTGCGCACCCGCGAATACGACATCGGCGATCGGCAGGCGAGCGCGGCGATTACCGATTCCGTCCACCAGCAACCCCTCCAGCGCGAGTACGAGCGTGTCTATTACCAGATCGAGGACGCGATTGAGAACACGAAACAGGAAGTGACCCGCGCAATCGCCGACGGCGGGTATATCGAAGCCGAATCGGGCGAGTTCAACAAGCGTGAACTCATTGCGGACATCAATGAGCGGATCGACGCGAATCACGGCAAGCGCATCGACCCACTCGGCGACTCGATCCCCGTGCGAGCGGCGAATCGCGCTGCTGTGGAGGCGTACAAGCGTGCCGGTGTCGAACAGGTGGGTGTCGAACCCGAGGCCGACGTAACGTTTCAGACCTCCGAGGACCGATTCGTCTGCGAGGAGTGTAAGGAAGTGGCCGCCGACAACCCCTACGCGCTGTCGGAGGTTCCGTTTCCCACTTTGGACACCCACCTCAGGTGCAGATGCCTGATACTTCCGCTGTAAACACATGAACCCATGAACCCGATCACCGAGTGGGAGGACGGCTTTAGCGTGACGACGGTCGCCGGGACCATTGCGCTTGCTGCCGATGGCGACGGCGACTCGATCCAAATCGACGGCCCGATCGGCAACCTGCAAGCGGTCACGCTGACCGACACGCTAACGACAGCCCCGACAACTGGCGAACTTTGGATCACCGTGCTCGCGGTGAGTTAACCGCTTTCGTCCCCCACCATGCAACTTCGCCTCAATAGTGCGTCCGCCGACGGCGATGTCCGTCGCGAGACCGAGGACGGCGTCGAGTACCTCGTGGTGCCGGCCACTGTCGGGCGCGAAGGCATCTACGAGTACCAGGACCAGCGGGATGCCTACGACCGCGAGTTCGTCGCGGGCGAGGAGTGGGCCGAGGCCGCTGCCGGCTTCGAGGGGGTTCCGGCCGTCGCCGACCATCCAGTCACCGCCACCGAGGGAACGATCACGCCGGCCACGACGCAGACGCCGGGTGCAAAGACGACGGAGGTCGGCGAGTTTCGCGACCCGCGGATGAACGCTGCCGACACCAAGCTCAGCGGCGAGCTGTGGCTCCGCGAGGACGAACGCGACGCCCACGGCCCGGCGTATGAGGAGGCGTTCGACGCGCTCGAAAACGGCGAGGCGTGGGAAGTGAGCCCCGGGTACGGTGTTGGACGCGTCAATGCCACCTCAGGCACCCACGACGGGCGGGAGTTCGACGCTCGTCAGGAGCAACTCGATCCCGACCACGTGGCGATCGTCCTGAACGGCACCGCCCGCTGCGATATCTCGCAGGGCTGTGCGGCGGGCGTCGGTCGCTACAACGCCGACCAGGAGATGGCTGGTGTTGCCGCTGGCACACCCCTCCATCGGAGTGAAACCAATGACATGAGCAACGACACCACCGACGACGATTCTGACGTCCAGTCCCGGACGAACGCTCTCGCTGAAGCGCGAACCCCGGAGTTCGACGGCACGGTTTCCGAGTCGGACCTCGAAGACCGCGATCCGCACGAATCGCATGCGTTCTGGGGACTCGGCGAGTATCTCGAAGCGTACGAGGACGAGACCGGGGAGACCTTCGAGGGTGACCCGTATTCGGCACTTGCGTCGATCCCCGATGGCGCACGCGAGTGGATCGCCGAACGCACGCTTTTGGGGAACGCCGACGCCGCTTCGACGGAGAACCTGTTGCTGTTCAACGTCGTCTCGCCCGAGGGTGACCTCTACGAGACGAAACTCGACGGTGTCCTCGGTCAGGACGGCGCGGAGGCGACGCTCCCCCAAGAAACGCGAGAGTCGGCACGTGAGGAGGCGCGGCAGTTGCTCAGCGATGAGTTCGGCCGCGAGTTCGCCGACGACGAGATCTCCGGGGACGGCGAAGCCGACGACCGCGAGAACGCCGGCCAGAGGGACACCTTCCGACAGCAGTTCCGCGAGTTCCTCGGAATCGGCGGCGGCGAGCGGGCGAACAGTATCAGCGAACCCGACGAGCCGGCGGACACCGGCAGGGACAACTCCGACCCCGACTCAACGGAGAGCGACACCGACACGGACACCACAATGGAAGACACCGACAAGATCGACGAACTCGTCGACGAACACGGTCTCGACCGTGAGAACATGGAACCGCTGGCAGGCGAGGACTGCCTTGATGACATCTACCAGCGATTCAATGCCGAGGCCGCCGACGCCGGCGAGACCACAGACGCCGACACCACCGACACCACCGACTCGCCGGACGAACCCAGCGATACGACTGGCGACACGCCCGGCAGCGAGTCCGACGACACCGATCCCACCGACACCATGACCGACGACGACACCGAGCACGTCTCGATAGAGCAGGTCAACGAGATCGTGGACGAACGCCTCGAACAGCGAGAGAACAGCAAGGAGCGACAGGGCGTCATCGAGCAGATCCGCGCCAACTCCGAGCAGTTCGGTGAAGAGGATCTCGACGGCACGCCGATGTCCGGTCTCCTCTCAATCCGCGACATGGTGGCCGACGACCGGCAGAACGCCGGCACCGACCCCACCGCGGACATGGGTGCGATTCAGACCGACGGTCCGGTCCGGCGCAACGCCGAACTCAACGCGAGCGACGACACGCTCGACGACGTGCCAAGCGGCGAGTTCTCGGAGTACCTCGCGGACTCTCAGGCCGACGACTGACCGAGACGTCCTGGGACGGTTCTCACCGACCGACACACTTCCAACAGACACCAATGGTTGATTCAAACAAAGTCGTCCGTTACGGACGCAACGAATTCGTCCAGCACGAAGAGGCTGCCGACGGTGCCGTTACCGCCGGTTTCCTCCTCGAACGAACCGCGAACGGCGTCGCTGCCCACTCGACGGCTGCCGGCGACATCAACACACCGCTCGTCGCGAAGGATCTCCGCCAGGCTGGGTTTACGCTCGGTGATGAGTACAGCGACGGCGTTGACGTGCCGTACCTCGCGTGCTCGGGCGGCGGCGCTCACCTCATGCTCGCAACGGCGAACGACGTCGCCGCGGGCGACCGGCTCGTGAGCGCGGGCGACGGCTCGGTCCGGGCCTACGACTCCGCGAACGACGCGGCCGCGGCCGTCGTCGCCACCGCCGACGAGGACCTGAACAACACGAGCGGGAGTCCGTCGGCCATCGCGGTCGACTTCTAACCCCCGCATCGCCGGCCGCTCAGGGCGGCCAGATCCCCTTCCGTCACCGAACCACACAGACACTCGAAACTTCCAATGACAGACGCTACGATCGAACGCAACGACTTCGGCAGTTTCCCGCGCAGCGTGCAGGCACAGCTCGCGGAGCGACAGACGCGAAAGGCCACCCGTCACAACAGCGCCCTTCCCGACGACTCGTGGGGCGTCGTCGACGATACGGTCTATCGGACGATGGAGCAGACGCTCCGCATCGTCTCGGACCTCATCAACGCCGGCCTCACGTCGTCGGACCCTGTCACCGCCCAAACCAGCGAGTGGGACGTGGTCGACGATCAGGGCAACGCGACGGTGGCGATGGATCCCGAGACCGCCGACGCCGAATCGAGCGTCGACTTCGGCGTCCAGGGCGTCCCGCTCCCGTGCATCTACGACTCCTTCTCGACGGGCTACCGCGAGAACCCCGCACCCGGCGAGGCCCCCGCCGACGCCGCGGACATCGACAGCCTCGGTGCCTCCGTCGCCTCGCGTAATGTCGCCGAGAAAATGGAAAAACTCGTCTTCGACGGCTGGGAGCAGACCTTCGAGGGGGCGGACGGCCAGTCTTACGACCTCTACGGCCTCACGAACCACCCGAAGCGGTCAACGGGCGCGCTCAGCGACTGGTCGACCGGCACTGACGCCGTGCGGGGCGATGTCCGGGCGATGATCTCGGACATCACTGACGAAAACGATTTCTCGGCCGGCGGGCAGGGCCTCTGGCTCTACCTCGGTCGGAATCGCTACGAGACGCTCGACGACATCGACACCGCGGGCGACGGCAGCGTCCTCGTCCGCGATCGGGTTGAGAATCTGTCGAACCTCGGCGCGGTGCGCGAGGCCGACTTCCTCGGTGCGGACGAGGCGCTCATGTTCCGCCCCACGCAGGACGTCATCGACCTGTCGATCCCCCGCGAACCCACGCCGATCACGTGGGAGGGGCCGGCGGGCTTCCGTGACAACATGATGGTCATGGGGATCATGGCACCGCGCGTAAAGGCCACGAAGTCCGGCCAGAGCGGCGTCAGTCACTACACGGCCTGAGTCCATCGATGACACGCTACCACCTCAAAGACGGTGCCGGCGGACATCGTGATGAGAGCGGCGAACGCCATACTGCCGGCGATACCGTGTCGTTCGATGACGAACCGCCGGCCGCGATCGCCGACAAGTTCGAGACGGTGGAGTCGGACGCCGATGCGGACGAAACGGCGGACGCCGCCGATGAGGCCAGCGAGGACGGGGACGCCACTGAAGGCACCGACTTTACCGATCTCGACGGCGTCGGCCCGGCGACCGCCGACGAACTTCGCGCCGCGGGCTATGACTCCTTCGCGGACCTTCGCGAAGCGAGCGTCGACGACCTGACCGACGTGACGAACGTCTCGGCCGACGACGCCGAGTCCATCCACGAACAGATCGACGACAGCGAGGGCTAACCACATGCCGGAGTATCGCATCGTGAGCGGCGCGATCGACACCGGCGAGACCGTCCACCGCGAAGGTGTAGTAACGCTCCCCGCGGATGCCGCTGGGTACGTTCGCTCGCGTCCAGGACACACCCTCGAACGCGTCGCGGACGAAGCGGACGACCTCACCGAACTCGGTGGTGTGGGACCGGCGACGGCCTCCGAACTCCGCGCCGCGGGATACGGGACGTTCGACGCGATCCGCGCCGCGACCGTTGATGGCCTCGGCAGTGTGGAGAACGTTAGCGAGAGCGACGCCGAGTCGTTCAAAGAACAGCTCGGTTCGGAGTGATTCACCTCTCTCATGAGTGCGAGTAACGACATTGAGAGGTACGTCGCCCTCCCCGATGTCCCGAAAGGAAATGGCGACTTCGGTGAGAAAGACACTAAAGAAGCCCTTAGCGACGCGAACGGCCAACTCGAAGCCGATGTGAACGAAGGCCGCGTCATCGAGAACCCCGAGCAGATCCACGCCGACGCGGCGAACGCGTGGGCATCGTACCTGCTCTACCTCCCGTTCGACAGTCCTGGCGAGGCAACCCTCGGCGACGCAGCCGACGGCGGTGACGCGGCGCTCGAATACGCCACTCACTACCGAGACATCTACGACCGAAAGGTGGCGTCGATCAACGCCGCCGACGAGGACGAGGGCGACGGGTCGGGCGGCGAATACGCCCCCCGATTCCAGTTCGAGGCGATCTGAGCCATGTCCGCCGACATCTCGGGGTTCGCGGACCCGGCGGAGTCCTTCGAGGACCTCGCCGACGCGCTCGACGAGGCGGCGGACAACGTCGAGGATGCGGTGGATCGCGGCGTCGGTCGCACGGCCCGCGTAATCGGCGACATGGCACAGGACAACGCCTCCGTTGACAGGGGCGACCTGCGCGACTCGAAGCGGGTCCGTCGCCTTGCCACCCGCCGTTGGGAGGTGGCCTTCACCGCGCGAAGCGAGGAGGGCTACCCCTACCCGCGAGCCGTTGAATACGGCCGTGGTCCGGTGGTGGCTCAGGAGACCGACATGCTTCGCTTCGAGATCGACGGGCAGGTGTTCTATCGCAAAAGCGTCGGCCCGGCACCCGCCCAACCGTTCCTTCGACCGTCGTTGCAGCGCCACCGATCAACGCTCGTTGAGAACATCGCCACCGAACTCCGGCGCACCGTCGCCGCCGCGTTCGCCTAACCTCTCATGGCCACTCGCAACACCGTTATCGAGGCGGTGGCACGCGCGATCGCCACCGCGCCCCGACTCGACGCACTCTCGGAAGTCCTCACCTACGACCCCAACCGCGACCAAGAGGATGCGGGTGTCCACACGCCGGCAGTCTCCCTCTCCGTAATAGTGAACCGACGCGAGAGTCCGGGCGTCGACCCACGGGCGGGCTACACGCGGACCGATTCAGGCGCGAAGACCGGTCGGATCTGGGAACGCGCCTACCGCATGGAGCTACAGGCAGACATCTACACGCTTCAGGGCGATGACCACGACCCCGACACGCTGGCGGACGACCTCGCCACCGCGCTTCGACGGTACAACCGCGACGAGCGCGGGGACTTTCTTGAAGACGCCGATGGGGACGCCCTGTCGACGATTCGGGACGTGCGCGTGACGGGCGGCCAGCGGGCGGACGACCTCACTGCGTCGCCGACGATCCGGCGGTGGCGATTGTCGATTGAGGCCCGGTACATCGACCGCCTGCGCGAGGTCGACGAATACGGCCCCCAGCCCCGGATCAAGTTCGTCAACCACCCCCATCCAGGAGATTTGGAGGGGGCGGCGACGGAGGGCGTGGATGTGGAGTACGTGCCCTCGGAGCACCCGGAGAACACGACGTGAACGCGACGCGACCGCAGCACCGCTGTCAATCACTTCGCAGAACCCAACACAACGAGACACATCAACAACATGGTTGTTTTCGGCTACAGTCCCGGCGTCTCACTGGACCTCATCGGCGGCGGTGTGCAAAACACCGTCGTCGGGACCGAGCGCAAGCTCGTGGTCTTCGGCCGCGGGGACCCGACCGCAGCAGCATCGCCCAACGAACCGATCAACGCCAGCGCCACGGCGGACTTCGCCGAGGAGTTCGGTCGCGGTTCCGAACTCCAGACCCAGCTCGAAAAGGCGAGTCTGAACGGCGCGAACGACGACTTTCTCTACGGCGTGATGCCCGAGGAGGTCGCCGTCACCGGCGAGACTATCGACGGCAGTGGCACACTCGCCAATGCCCCGATCGTTGAGTCGCTGTCGGCCATCACCGTCACGAAACCCGACGGCGGCGGTGGCACCACCGATGTCGACGTGAACTTCGGATTCGATGACCCGCCGACCCAACCGAGCTCCGGGTTGGCGATCAACCCCGAGAGCGGACAGGCGACGGGCGCGGACGATACGGTGACGTACACCGTCTCGTACCCGTATCTCGACTGGCAGGCCGCCCTCGACGCCGCCGACGGCGTGTTGAATCACTACGAGCTCGGCGTGTATCAGGTGCTCTCAGAAGCCGAGAGCGTCGCCAGCGCCTTGAGTGCGAAACTCGACGAACTCCGACCGACGTGGAAGATGATCTCGGGCTTCGCGGGCGCACAGCCAAACGCCACCAATACCGATGGCGAGGCGACCGTCGACGCCGACGCCTACTCGGACAATCTCGACAACGGCGCGCTGTTCGCGCCGATCGGCGTTCGCCTGCAAGGGAATACGTCGCCGCGGACAGTCCTCGGTGGGATCGGGGGCATGGCGGCGGGCCACGGCCTCGAAAACCCGATCTACGGCGACACCATCCAGGGCTACGGCGCGCTCACCCAGCAGTTCAGCCTCGGCGACAACGGCGAGTTGAACACGCTGCTCGACCAGCAGGTGATCCCCATTCTCGATTCAGCCACCGACGGCGAGGGTGGCATCACCATCGAAAGCAACCAGTCCACATCAACAGCGACCGACTGGGCACGCACGTTCCAGAACCGTCGGATCGCCGACGTGGTGCTCCTCATGATCCGTCGGCACGGCGAGGCGGCCCGCGACGAACTCGCGGGCGACCTCATCATCGACGAGACGAAACAACGCATCCTCGACGAGTTCGAGGACCTCGCCCGGCGCAACCTCATCGCGGGGAGCCCTGACACGGCTGCCGAGGGTGGCCAGAACCAAAATCAGGACAGCGAAGACAACCAGCCGTTTTACTGCGAGGTGACTCGCGCCGACAATTCGACCATCAACATCGCGGCCGGGTTCCGGCCGACGGGCGTCATCAAGGACGTTTCGGGCCAGATCGTCGTCGACACGACGCTCGATGGCGTCACGGCCACGGTCTAAGCCCGCACTCGCGGCGTCTCGCTTAACCACCAACAGCAGCCCCACCAACAGGACCAACAGGACCAACACACATGGTTGACAGAAACGAAACCGGACGTGATAGTTCAATTACCGTCAACGGCAATCGCATCCCGGCGACGAGCAAGAGCTTCTCGAACGACACCCAGCGTGCAGCGTCGAAGTTCGACGACAACTACTTCGAGGACTCGGCCACGACCGGCCAAGAACTCTCGGGGGAACTCGAGGCCGAGGGCTCAAACGAGGAACTCGAACAGCAACTCTTTCGGCCGAACGGCCGTGCCCGCGAAGGGATCGTCGTGCATATCCGCGGCGAGGAGAACGGCCACCGCTTTTCCGGCGTCGTCCCGAGTCTCGACCGCGAGTACGAGAACGACGGCAAGACCGTGACCTCGGTGAGTTTCGAGGCCGATCGCTACCGCCGAACGTGAACCACCCTGCCCTGCTTACTTCGGATTAATCCATGTCCGAATCCACACCCACCGATCGACGCCGCGACGAGCAGCACCAGCAGGACACTCGTGACGCGCGTGATGATCGACAGACCTCACGCGACAGCCACGACGCCACGGGCTACGAGAGGCGTCCTCGCAGCACACACGACGACGCCACGGACGACGGCAACGCGCGCGGTAGCGATAGCGACAGCGGCGACGGCCCTCGCTCGGAGGCTCGCCGCGAGTTCCGCCAGCAGAGCCAAACCCAACACGAGATCATGGAGCAACTGCTGGCCGACGACGACCGCGACGTGAGCGAGGAGCGCTTCGTCGAGACGCCATACGGTCTGCTCCGCTACCGCGTGCATCCGATCTCGAAGGACTGGCTAAGCGACCTTCGGAGCGCCGCCCCGTCGGGGACGAGCGAGCTTTGGGAGGCGTACGCCGAGAACTACGAGGCCGAACACGGCGAAGCTCCCGACCGCGAGGAAACCGACGAGGCCGACCTCCAGGCGTTCCTCCAGTCTGAAGAATGCGAGATCGACCGATCGGACCTCCAACTCGACGGCGAGGGCCGGCGGGTATTCGAAGACGCGGCCGTCGAATCCCTCGAATCCGCGCCCGCCGAGGACGACGCGATGGGGCCGCTCCCGAAAGAGGATACTCGTACCGTGGTCGAGAAGATGGGTGAGATCCAACTCAACGACGTCATCGGGCGGGTGATCGAACTCTCCGAAGCGGGCGACGAGATCACCGGCTTTCGCTAAAAGTGATCGCGGGCAGATGCTCCTTGAGGAGATCGAAACCCTCGGTGGGTTTCCCAATGCCGAGTCGCCGCGGGACCTCTACGCCTATCAGTCGGAGTTCTTCCATACCGCACGCCGCGAGCGCGAAGAACGCGAACGCGCAGCAGAGAAACGTGCCCAACGCCGGGCGAATTGACAACTTTCGATACAGAACGATACTCCGCTGATCCCTTTCTTGGAAATCCAACTACTCGGCGGGCGTGTGGCGGTTTCGATCTTTCAGACGAGTTAGCAAAACACGGCGGTATCACAATTCCAGCATATCGTGAGCGACGAGATACTGAACGCGATCGTCAGGGGCCAGTCTCGCGGCTTGGTCTCGTCGCTCGAAGAATCGCGCGACGCGGCGCTCGGCGTCGCCGGGGCCTTCGCCACGGGTGCATCGTCGGGCGCGGCGTTCGAGAGCCAGCTCGACGAGACCGAGGAGTCGGCCGCCGGGCTGGCGAGCAGTCTCGGCGGGCTCGCCGACGACACGGCCGAGGCGGCGGCTGGACTGACGGCCACGCAGGAACGCACCGACGAACTGGGCGACGAAGCGAGCGAGGCGGGCCGCGAGGTCGCGGGACTGTCGGCGTCGCTCGCCACGCTCCCGGCTGCGGGCGCACTCGGCGGGACCGCCGACTTCGGCGTCGACGGACCGGACGGCGTACCAACGATGCCCGACGGGGGCAGCGTGAGCGTCGGCACCTCGCTGGCCGCGATGCCCGATACGTCGGGGCTGGACTTCGACACGGGCGGGCCAGCCACGCTCACCGCGAACCTCGACGCGGAGAACGCGATCGAGGAGACCGGGCGACTCGAAAGCGCGCTCGATAGACTCCCCGACTCGCCGTTCGACCGACTCAAGCCCGACGTGCTCTCCCGGACGGACGACGCCGCCGAGGAGGCCGCCGAAAGCACGTCCACGCTCACGAACAGCGTCCTGACCGAGAGTCTCGACGACACCGGCGACTCCGCATTCAGTGCGGTGCCCGGCCTTCGGGCGTTCGCATCGAGCGAGGACGAAGCGGGCGACTCGGCGCTCAGTGCGGTACCTGGTCTGCGTGCGTTCTCGTCGAGTGCCGACGAAGTCGGTGACGAGAGTGCCGAAGCGGCGACCGGCGTCGCGGCACTTTCGAGCGCGATGGGCGCGTCGGGCTTTTCGACCAGTTTCTTCGGCGTTCGTGGCGGCCTCCTCGGTATCGGCGCGCTTGCTGGTGCGGCGCTCGGCCCCGTCCTCGCCCTCGGGACGGCGCTCGGCGGCCTCGTGGTCGCCGGTGGCGCGCTCGCCGGCGTCGGCTTCGGCGCGCTGTTCGGCGGCCTCCTCGGACAAGCCGAGGAGTTGGTGGGCACTGTTCAGAGGGTTGACGGTGAGCTGAAGCGCGTCGAAGATACTAGCGAGGCGCTATCCGTCGTTCTCGCTCCGTTCAAGGATGCGGCCAAAGAGGCGTTAGCACCCCTCCAGCAACCCATCTTTCAGGACTTCGCCACCGACACCCTCGCCGGTGGCGTCCACCTTCTCGGCGATGCGGCCCGCACCGCCGAAGAACTGTTCCGAGCGCTCTCACCCGTGGGCGCGGTCGTGTCAAGCGCCTTCTGGTCGAACGAACCGGCCTTCTTCGCCGCGCTGTCGGACTCGGCGACGCGATTGGCTCCGGCACTCGGCGACTTGGCGATCTGGCTCACGGGCGCGATCCCCGCGGGGATCGAGTATATGACGGACGTGACGCTTGAGTTGATGCCGGAGTTGAACTCGCTTGGGGGCAGTCTGCTCTCACTCATCGGCCCCACAACCGAGTTCGGGATGACGATCCTTTCGGTTGTCGTGCCTGCTATCGGCCTGCTGGTCGGTATTATCAGACCGGCGTTGCAGTTCTTCAACGCTCTCCCGACACCCATCCAGCAGGGAGTTATCGCGCTCGGGCTTTTGGCCGCCACTGCTCTCGCGCTCGTCGGTCCGGTCATGGGCATCGTCAGTGCGGGGTCGACGCTTGTGGGCGCGGTGTCGTCAGTCATCGGCGTCTTCGGTAGTCTCTCGGGGATCCTCTCCATTGTGGCCATGCCCCTCTCCACGCTTGTCGCGATTCTCGGCGGGCCCGTGACGTTGATCCTCGCGCTCGGCACGGCCGTAGCTCTCGCACTCTCATATTTCAACCTCTGGGATGACGCAATCATGTTAGTCCAGACCGCGTTCAACGGGCTGGTATCAATCGTTGAGACTGTCGTAAACCTCGTGGGCAAATTCCTCGTCGGTGCCATCAATGTCGCATTGAAAGCACTCTCCACACTCATCGACACAGCGAACAAGATCCCTGGCGTGAATATCGCCACCAATATCGAACCGATCGACTTCGACAAGGTGGATCTCTCCGGGGCCAAAACGAACGTTGATGGAACACTCGGTAGCGGCGGCGGTGGCGGCGGTGGCGGTGACGACGAAGGACCGGGCACGTCCGGTGGTGGTGGTCCGAGTGGCCCCGGACCCGGCCCCGCCGCCCCGAAGCCGGAACCAGTCCCTGGTAGCGGTGGTGACACCACACAGAACGTCGAGAACAACGTTACGAACTACGAACCACAAATCTCGGTGGATGCGCGTGGTTCGGATGCAAGCAAGGGCGAAATCAAAAGCTACGTCGAGAAGGCGCTTGAAGAGGACGCCAAACGCCAGCGAAAGCGCGACGGACCAACAGCTTAGATCCGATCGAGCAGTTCGGCGCGTTTCTCCTCGTACTCCGATTCAGACAGTACACCATCATCGTGCAACTCTTTCACGCGTTGGAGTTGTTCGGTGGGGTCGGCGTCATCGCTACCGTCCTGCTGCTCACTCTCAACACGATCGCGGACGTACCGGACGAGTTCGCGACACTCGTCTTTGCCGGGCTTGTCCACCTCGATGTGGTACGTTGGTCCTGGCGTCTGAATCGAAATCCGGTTCTTCACGAGTCCGGTGTCGAGATCGATCCCGAGGACGTTCCGGTACGGGATGGTCCGCTCGTCGCTGCCGGTCCACTGTGGGATCTTGACGGCAACCCGCTCGTCGGTGAACGCGGCGCGAACGTACCCACGAGTGCCGGTCTTCCGCGAGCGGTCGTTCCCGAACAAGGACGAGCCCGATCCAGCCCCTTCGACATCGATGGTCGTACCGGCGGTCACGAACTCCACGCGCTCGTCCGGTTCAAGAACGCCGCCGAGCTTGTCGATGCGCTTCTGCGTGACGGTTTCGCCGCGCGGTTCGTACCCGAGCGTGCCGTCGCCATCGTCGTTCCCGAAGATCGCCATGTTCCTTTACCATGCCACCCGAACCGGTAAAAAGATTTGGCGGAGGGAGGTATCTCCCGCACGACCTGAACCACGGTGCTCACGACCGCAACGGCGAGCGTCAAGGCGGGGCAGTTGACGCCACTGGTTCGGACGCGAGCAAGAGCGAAATCAAGAGCTACGTCAACGAAGCTCTCCAGGAAGACAAGAGACGTGGCCGAAAGCCAACAGGCCCAACGGCGTAGTTTTATTACATTTCTGCCCGTAGCACAATCCAATGGCGATCTATAACTCGTTGGATGAACTGGATACAAAGGCTCGTCAGCAGATCGAATCACTGCTCTTGCCTGAGGAGTCGTTCGTTCTCGCGGCGCGCAGTGCGGGGTTTTTCGCCCGCTTCTTTCCATACTTCATCGTGACGAACGAGCGCCTGATACGCTACCGAAAACTGTGGTTTTCAGAGTACCTTTCGGACATCGACCTCGCCAGAGTTTCGCAGGTTGACTATCGGACACAGGCGATGGGCAAAGCGTCCGAGATTGAGCTCGAAGGCCCCGGTGTCGACGAGGAGTTTCAGTTCGCCGGCGGTGACGGACGGGAGCTCGCCACCGCGATCCGCGCCCAACTCACTCAAGGGAATAACGTAGCGTAGGGCGCTTGCCGACCTCGCGGGTGATGGCTCGTGAGTAGCAGCGACGGATTCAGTCGTCGAGCGCGTTGCGGCCTTTGTCGGTGATTTCGTACAAACCAGTATCGACCTTCTCGGCGAGGTCAGCCATTATGAGGTCGTGGAGACGGTTCGAAACTAATTGCCGACTCTCACCGACTCGCTTCCCGATAAAACTCGGCGTGCCACGGCCTTCGCTCAACTCGCCAAGAATTGTCATGTGCAATTCGTCGAGTTTGTCGGCGTCAGCCATCCTTGCAACGCTCATAACTGGTTCACATGCTTAATAGTACCGCGTTTAACAAAAGCGTTTCGTACAGCGTTTCTATGTCTATTTACCTCGTAAAGAGTTAAGTGGGTGGGGGCCAACGTATCGCTGAGGAGTTCACGGCGGCCACAGGAAGTGGCCGGGCGGTCACAGCGCCCGACCGTGGGCTTCTCACTGCGATGTTGCAAGCCCATGAGCGCGTTAGAACCGGCGGTACTCAAACCTACCGCCAACGAGACGGCTGAACCGGCTACCAACCACACCGCCACCGAGCGCCGCATCGACACCGCCTCGGCGACGCCCGTGGCACTCGACGGTGCGGCGGTGATCTTCTGCGAGACGTTCGCGCTCACCCCCGACGGGTGGCGCTTCGACGGCACGACGCCAACGCACGTCGTCGGCGTGTACTCCGGCGCGGACGTTCGCAACGAGCTCGCCGACGTGTACACCATCCGCGAGATCCGGCGTGCGTTCGAGCGTGGCGAGCGACTGCAGCGCGAGCACCCGGCGAACGCGACCGCCGCGATCCGCGTGGCCGAGCGCAAGGAGGCCGACCGATGAGCTTCGAGAGCGCTCGCGAGTGTCACCGCGAGAACTGCGATGGTCGGTGTGTCCGGCCGATGCTTCATAACAAGGAAAGAGCGGACGAAAAATGGGGGTTTGACGGATGAGCACCGATACGTCCGGCGCGGATGCGATGGCCGCCGAGTCCGTCCGGCAGGTTCTCGACGGCCACCCCGTCGGCGTCGGCGGCAAGACGCTCTGCCGGCAGTGTGGCACCGTGCTCCGCGAGGGTGACTCGGTGACGGTCTACGCCTACCGAGCTGCCGACGCGCAGTTGTGGGACGTGCCCGCGGTGTACTGCGAGCGGTGTTCGGAGCATGCACTCCGGGCCGGGACGCGCGGCACCGAGGAGGTCGCGGCCGGGTCTCGACTCGCCGTGACCCATGACTGCGCCACCCAGTCCGCACGACTGACGCTGCTCGCCTGCGAGGTCGTGGATTCGAGCAGTCCCGACGAAGGCGGTGCGCCATGAGCACCGACCCGATCACGTCGCCACACGACCTCCACGAGGAACTCTCGGAGGTCGCCGAGCGCGCGGTCGTCGGCGGCTACGACCGCAACGACCCCGACGACGTGCATATGTCGGTGCCGAGCGACGACGGCTGGTCGGTCGCGGACGTTCTCGCTGAAATGATGGCCGGAGGGCACGCCCACGGTGCGTGGGTCGAGGTCTACGGCTACAAGCTCTACAACAGCACCATCAGCGACGGCCTCGCGAACGTCTGGACGGTCCACCCGCCCGACGAGGCCGAGGAGTGCCGGGCGGTCGACGCGATCAATCTCGACAACTTCGCCACGGCGAGCGAAGTCGAGACCCACCTGCTCGAAAACGTGATCGACGACCGCGAGACGGCCGTGCTGTACGGCGACCGCGGTCAGTAACCACCCACACCCCACAATTTATGAGTGAAAACACGGCCGACGTAGTGCAGGGTACACTCGGCTGGGAGCCTGGCGACGTCTCCACGGCCAACGTGGACGAACTCACGCCCCACCCGAAGAACGAGGATATCTACGGCGCGGACGGACCTGCCGGCGACATCGCCGAGAGCGTCCGCGAGAACGGCGTACTCGAACCGCTCGTCATCAAATCGGACAAAACGATCATCAGCGGCCATCGGCGGTGGCGGGCCGCCCGAAACGAAGGCATCGAGCAAGTCCCGGTTCGGATCGCCGACTTCGAGAGCGAACTCGCCGAGCGAGAGGCGCTGATCGAGTTCAACCGCCAGCGCGAAAAGACGTTCTCGCAGAAGATGGCCGAAGCCGACGAGATACGGGAGATCGTCGAGCAACGGGCGAAAGAGCGGCAGGGGGAACGGACCGACCTTGTGGACGAATTTCCACAAGGTGCAGATGGGCGTGGGGGTGGCGAGGCTAACAAATCCCGTGACGAGATCGCCGAGAAAGTCGGCATCGGCAGCGGCCGGACATACGACAAGGCGCGCACGGTATGGGACGCCGCGAACGACGGTGACGAGACTGCACAGGAGCAAGTCGAAAAGATCGACTCCGGCAATCAGACGATCACCGGCGCGAAAAAGGCGGTCGAAAAAGAGCAACGAAAATCCGAGGACGAAGAACGTCGTGCCCGCCAGCGCGAGACGTTTCGCGCGGCGGTCGAAACCAGCGAGGCCGTGCAACTCCACCACGGCGAGTTTCAAGAGGTGCTGGCGGCATACGACGACGAGTCCATCGATCACATCGTCACCGACCCGCCGTACAACGAGGACGCACTCGAAGACGTCGCGCCGGTATTCGTTGTCGAGTCGCGTGGCGATATGTTGGCCGACGATCCATGCGACCACCGGTTCACGGTCAAGGAGTTCGTGCAGGTCGTGGACTTGTCGACACACCCACCGGACGTGGAGATGCGGACTGTTGCGGACGATTTGTCGTGGGGTGGTCTCATTGACCACGAGACGACGATGGTCTGGGAACGGGAGCGAGGAGGTAGCGGCGGCCTGATTGAGTGGGAAGAGACGCTGCGGAATCGGCAGTTCGCCGAACGCGACGATTGAAGGAAACAACGTAGCGTGGGGCGCTCTCTGGGCCGTGATTTCCGGTTTGATCTCACAAACACACGATGCCACCAAACGTATTTTCGATTCGTGGAAGTCCTGTCACGCGGCGCGACGACGCACCGACAAGCAACCTCGGATTCGAGTTCGGCGAACTCGGCGAGGTCACGACGCCGCCCGGATGGGAGTTCCGCGGTGACACGCCCGGCGTCATTACCGACGAAGTGGCTTCCGGCTCCGACTACGGTTCGACGCGCTCGTATGGCTCACCACACCCCACCCACCCCATCACCGACGACCCGATGGGGTCGTGGTCGGTCGTCAAGACTTACGCCATCCCGACGGACCAGCAGATACTCTCCTGCGAAGCGATAGCCCGCGTCTCGGGCACCATCCCCGACAATCCATCGTATGCCAATACGGAGTCATTTTACGGCACTGACGACGCGTTCGTGGCCGTTCGCGCCTACACGGATGGTGGCTCCGAACTCTCGCTTACGGCGGCACAGTCGGCCAGCACGACCACGTTGACCCAACTCCACGAGCGGACGGGGCGCACCGGCGAAATCCCGAACGAGTGGCAACCCCTGAGCCACGACCTCCAGTTGCCGGCGGACACGCGCTTCGTGGAAATCGAGCTGGTCGCTACCGACGGCGGCGACTCGGTGGCCTCGCTCGACACGCGAGCTGGGGATGCGGGCGTCCTGTTCGATGACGCTCGCTTTGAATACCCGTCGGGGCTCGTGCAGGCCGGCGGCGTCCAAAAGGACATCGCCAAGCAAGCCGACCTCCACGACCGTTATACCGATAGCGAGGCGCGCACTGCCGTCGACGGAGCGAATATCGACATCGCTGGGACGGCAGACAACGCTCTCAACCTCGGAGGCACGGCGGCTCAGTTTTACGCATTGGAAGCCGACGTTCACGACCGATATACAGACAGTGAAGCTCGGTCAGCGGTCCACTCGCGTTATACCGATAGCGAGGCGCGCACTGCCGTCGACGGTGCGAACGTCGACATCGGAGGTACGGCGTTCGATGCTTCGAACCTCGGCGGCACCCCGGCATCGAGATACCCGCGTTCGGACACCAGTGAAATAATAGATGGCACATGGGACTTCCAGGGCGGCCTCCAGAAATCTGGGTCAAACGTCCTGTCACGAAACGACGAACCCGGGTTGAACGTCGACAAAGTGGACGGCGATGACGCCAGTGATTTCGCCAGTGCCGGGCACTCTCACCCGCAACTCCATGACCGCTATGCCGACAACGAGGCCCGTTCGGCGGTCGACGGCTCGAGCGTGTCGGTCGGCAACGCCGACGACCTCGGCAATGTCGCCGCGAAAAAACTGTTCGGGTTGACGACTATTACACTGCCGAAAGCTCGCGACGAGTTTCAGGACATCGAGAGTGCCAAAGCCGTTCTCACCGACCCGGGAGGGTACAAGTTCGATGTCCTCTACGTGGATTTGCGAGATGCCAGCGACGCCTCACAAGCACCGAGCGGGTCGGCACTCCGAGTCACAGAGGATAGTGGAAACGTATTGCTAAAGACCGACTACGACGAATCTCCACAAACGGGGAGTATCGACAATCCAGTGGTCGGCTCTACCAGTAGTACACTACGGTTCGAGTTGACCGACGGTGGTGCGGGGAAGAACGTCGCCGGTACAGTCCGACTGACGATGTATCCTAATTAGAGTCAACGACCCCGCAACAGACAATCCACCAGCTTCTCCGCCCACCGAATCCACGGACGACGATGGTCTGGGAACGGGAGTGAGGAGGTAGCGGCGGCCTGATTGAGTGGGAAGAGACGCTGCGGAATCGGCAGTTCGCCGAACGCGACGATTAAAGGAACAACTGTACGGCCACACTCACCCATGCCCAAAACACCCAGAGTCGTGCTCAACGGCCGTAAACTCACGTGGAAGTACCCGTACCTCGATACCTCCAAAGGCACGCGAACGGCGGAGTTCGAGCCGATCGGCGGCGACGCCGTGATTCAGGTGCTCGGGGAAGAATCACGGTCGCTCTCGCTCAGTGGCGGGGCCTTCTACGAGGATGCGAACTTCATCGAGTCGCTCGACCGCGGCGAGGTCGTCGAACTCATCCACTATCGGGGATCGGGCGAGGTCGTAGCCCTCGAAACCAGCACCACCCGATCGGACGGCGACGGATGGGGCGGTAAGCCCGACCACCCTGATGAGCGGGTGTTCCGATATAGCATCGAACTCGCCGAAGCGTTTCCCGGTTCGTTCACGTTTCGGGTCGGCCGCCAGGAACTCGAAACGGGACTCTCTCGCTGACTAAGGTAGCGCTTGGCGTCGCCCGCGCCGACCAAACACACTCCCCGTCCCCAACCTGCACCCCACCGTCACCTCGCTGTTTAAAGATGTCCACAACTCCCGATCCCTCGTCCGGCGAGAGCGTTCGGTACGTCGAAGCGTCGGCGTCAACGCCGGACACGAACATCACGCCGTCACAGATCCGCTGGGAGTCCTCGCGGTTCAGCGAGGCTGCCCTGATGGAAGTAACGGGCAAGCCCGACGGGTTCGACGACCCCGAACCGCCCGATACCGGCACCGAGATCGCACTGTCGATCAACGATACCACCGTCGGGACGGCGACGGTCGACGAGTCACGCCGGACGGGCGACGGCGAGGTGTTCGTCCGCGCGTTCGATGCCGTTCGCCGACTCAAACAGGCGACCCTCTCCCGGGAGTTCTACGAGGTTTCGGTGGCGGACGTCGCCACCACCGCGCTCCTCAAAGCAGGCGTGGCTGGAGAAATCGCGCCGACGTTCGAGCGCACGGCCGAGTTCTTAGACGAACTCAAAGAGCGCTCGCCGAACGTGGCCGGCGACGCGGGTGGCGCTGGCACTGACACCGATACCGGCACCGACACTGATAGCAACGAGAGCAACGTCTCGGGCGACCCGCTACTCGTCAGGAAGACTTACAACGAGGCGAAGTGCGCGAACGTCATCGCCGAGTGCGCGCGTCGGCTCGACGGCGTGTGGTACGTCGACGAGACGAACACGGTACAACTCCGCCCGACGCCCGATTCGGAGGCGGTCGACCTGCATAGCATCTTGAAGTTCGACGGCGGCGAGCAGGCCCAACCGTACACGAAGGTCGTGGTCGTCGGCGCGCAGTCAAAGAACTCCGAGGGCAGGATGCTCTCGAAAGAGTCGGTCAAAGCGACGGCGGGCGACGAGAACGCTTCGTCGCCACAGACGCGCCGATTCACCGACAAGACGATCCGCTCCGATCGAATGGCTCAAAACGTGGCGAACGCCCTCCTAAAAGAGTACGAAAAGCAGGCGGCCTACGGCACGGTCGAGCTCGTTGGCGACCCCAGGCCGCGCGCGCTGGATGCCGTCTCACTCCCGCGAAACGACCACTTCTCGGGACAGACGTTTCTCGCCTCGGCAGTCAAGCACACCATCGACGATCAGGGCTTCAAGACCCGTCTGCAACTCGGCGGGCGAGTCGGCGATGGTGGCGGCAGTGGTGGCAGCAGCGATGGTACCAACGGTGGTGACTCGTAGTGCCCGGCGAACCCACCGAACGCGAGGCCACGAAGGAGGCGGCCCGCGAAGAACTCTCGAATCCACGATTCGGGACCGTCGAGAAGGTCTACCACCATACCGAGACCGGCGATGACTCAAATCACGAGGCCGATGTGATCCTATCGGGGACTGACACACGAATCCCGGAGGCGCACATCCAACAGCCAACGCCGGGAATGGTCGCCCTGCCGAGAGAGGGGGCGCTCGTCCAACTCGTGTGGGTTGGCGGCGAGAAGGGCGAGCCCGTCATCACCGGCTCCTTCCACGACGCCGAGGCACGCGCCCCTACAGCCACGGAGGGCGTGTTCGCCTTCGAGCGCGGCGGGACGCGGCTCGAACTCCGGCCCAATGGGAACGTCACTATCGCTGCTGGTCAGGACCTCTCTATCGACGCGGAGGGCACGATCGCCCTCACCGACTCGCAGGGGACGCTCACGACGGCCGGTGCTGGCGGAGGTGGCGGCGGCGTGGGTGTCGGCGGTGGCTCGTTCCCCTCTGCCGCACCGGGCACGGCGGGCGGAGACGGCACGGGCGTAGGCAACCCCGGATTCAGCCCCACGACGACTGTAGACGCCGTCGATGGTCTCGGGATGGACCCCACCGGCGATCGGCCCGTCAACGACGCGCTCAAAAGCCTCGAATCAGACACGCTCTTGGAGATTCCGACCGGAACCTACCGCGTCCGACCGGAGGGTACATCGGGCATCGTCCTCGGCCAGAACAACCTCTGGCTTCAGGGCACGGGCGGCAAACGTGGCGACGTTCGATTTCAGTTTCCTGACGGGAAAGCCGCCAGGATGTTCAACTTGCAGGGGCGGGTCGCCATGTCGAATCTTACCTTCGATCAATCGAACCATCCGGCGGCGTTCGTCAACGTCGCCATGACAAGCGGGCAGAGTAGCTACCTCTACAATGTCCAGCACGACGGCAAATCGCCGAACGAAGTCAACATCGGCGAACCGTTCCACTCCAACGTCGGCGAGGGCGTCGGGGATGCCTACGCCATCAACGTCGGGATGGACAACGGCGCGACGGCCCGCGTTGAGAACTACTCCTACACCGATCCGGAGGTCGGCATCATCTCGTATGATGGACGGAACAACACCGGCGCGATGATCGCGCCGAACGGCCATAACGGCCTCCTCGAAGCGGTCAACTGCCGGATCGAGTACCGTGGCGAACATTCGATCTATGGCAGTCGCGCCGCAGGAAACGTTCAGGTCACGGGCGGGTACTTCGCAAACTGCAATAACACGAATATGCGCATCTCCGGGTCGGGATCGTGGATCACCGACGCCACCATCCGCATCGATATGGATCCATCACGGCAGATTGAGCAAGACACGGGCACGCCGAAGGCCACCCGCGGGCTGCGCGTCGAGTCTGGCGACTACAACTTCGCGGGCGGGTACGCCGAAAACGTCGACTTCATTCACACCTCGAACATGCCCACGTCGCCGCTGGTTGAAATCAACGACTCCACGAGCGATTTCACCGTTCGGAACTGCCGATTCTACTCCGAAAACGACGAGACGAACATGGTGAACATCGACGCGCCCGGTGTGGTGATCCGCGACTCCTCGTTTACCGGGCCGACCTCGCAGACACCCGTGGTGGGCAACGGAAGCACCGAGGTGCTCGACTGCTGTTCTGTTGTGTCGTCGGACTTCCAGAACTGTACCGTGCGCGGGCTCAAAACGGCCGGCTGTGAAGAACCCGATGTTTAATCAGACGAATCAGTAGAGATGTGGGGCACCGGAAACTACGGCGACGAGGGCGGGACCTACGGCGGGGCTGTCGACCCCGACGACGAACTCCTCACCGGCGAAACCCCGGGTGTCGCGCCGGACATCGGTGACGAACGCGATCCCACGCGACAGGGACTCCTCCAGCAGAGGGAAGCCGAGGCCGCTGCCGAGAAGTACGGCCGCGGGTTCGCCCTCGCCAGTCGCGAGGACGTGCGCGCCGGCCGCGCCCGGTATCCGTTCGATTTCGTGATCGCGGGCGATGGCGACCTCGGCATCACATCAGGGGTTGCGGAACTCACGAAGGATCTAGCGTTCAACGGTACCGAGGAACTCGAATCGTTGATCGGGAGTGTCGTCTCGCCAGCAACGCGCAACCGTGCGGCCTCGCGTGGGGAACAGGCCCTCGCCGCCGATCCCCGAATCGAGAGTGCGACACTCGAAACAATCGAGAGCAGCACGGACGGACTCGCCGTGGAGTATCGCTGCGAGACAGTCGGCGGCGAGACCGTGCGTGGCGTCCTGCCGCTGTGAAGTTTCCTGACACGAACAATGCCCATAGAGACACTCTCAAAACAGGAAGCCGCCGAACAGCTCCGCGAGTCCCTCTCCGATGAGGTCCCGGCACTTACCAACTTCATCGAAGGGGCGGCGAACAACCAGATTACCGAACAGGGCATCGGCGGATTCGTCGAGCGGATCACCCACCTCGGACTCGCCGCCCAACTCTCAGGGTGGGTCGACACTGCCGGCGGTCCGATCACGGCCGACAAACTCGAAACCGTTGGTATCGAGCCGTCGGCCGTCGACATCGACCTTCTCCAACAGTACACGAATCGCTCGGACCTCGATGCCCTCGCCGAGCAGAACGGCGTCGAACGCGACCCCGGCGAGTTCGCCACCGGCGAGGTGTTGTTCGTCACCAATACGGCCGAAACGGAGATCGCCGCCGGAACGGAACTCTACACCGGCGCGTTGATCGACGGCACGCGCTACGGGTACCAGACGACCGAGACCGTGAGCCCTACGGGCGTCCAGACGAACGTCACCGCGCCGATCGAGGCACTCTCGCGTGGGGCATCCTCCAATGTGGGGTCGGGGTCGATCAACACCTTCTACGACCGGCCGACGGGCGTCGAGAGTGTCACGAATCCCGATGCGACCAGCGGTGGCGAGGACGAGGAATCCAATGCCTCGCTCCGCCGACGCACACGAACGGCGCTCACGCGTACCTCGGGCGGTGGCACGGTCCGAGGAATCGAAGGGTCGATCGAGCGGGCGTTCGACGACGTCGACCTTAACGACGTGCTCGTGGTTGAACATCCCGGCAAGAGCGTTCCGCCCTACGACGATGCGCCCCTGAACGAACAGGGCGACAAAGCCGCGATCAGTTGGGGGGAGGTGGTTGTTGACTCCGGAGCGACCCTGAGCGACCTCCAAGAGGCCGTCGACGAAGCCAAACCCTCTTCAATATACCACACGGCGACGCGGCCGGAGACGCTGACCGTGGACCTCTCGGCGACGGTGCTCGTGGACCCGGCGGCGGACGTGACGGCCGCGACCGTCGAGAGCAACGTCGCCGAATACCTATCGAGCCTCGGCCTCGGCGAAGCACTCCGCGATGGCCCGCTCGGCGCGGCGATCATGGATGCGGCGTCGGGCGTCGAGGACCACGACGACCTGATGGTGGATGTCGTAGGGGAATCCTACACCTATCAATCGGGGACGAGTGACTATCCACTCCAGCAGATGGCAACCACCGAGGGCGTCGATACACTCACCGCCATCGTCGGCGGGGGCGAAACCACCCTCACCGAAGGCACGGATTATGAGGTGGCTGACACGGACAGCGACGGCGTGCCCGATACGATCACGTTCCTCTCGGGGGGTACGAGCCCCGATGACGGTACGGACTTCGACGTGAGCTATGGCGTCAGTGGAGATGTGGAGGTCTCCGAACGCGGGAAGATCATCGCCGGTGCGGTGGCGTTCACGACGGAGGGTCTTTGATCCGTGCCCTCGGAAGCCAACCCCGAGCGCACGCTCGACACCGAGTTCATCGATGGGTTCCCGGCCCGCTTCCCCCGCGCCGCGGATTCCGTGTTCGCGCGGTGGTGTAGCGCCCATCAGGACGTGTTCGACACGGCCGACCTTGCGCTCGCGCAGGTCATCGCCAGCCACTACCTCTCGCGGGCATCCGTCACGTCACTCGAAAACGCCGGCGCGCGATATGGCGAACTCGGCCAGCGCTTCGGTCGCGGCGGGGCGGCGTATGCCAACTATCTCGCCTCGCTTGTGGACTCATTTTCCGGACGCGGGACCAACAGCGACATCCGATTCGCCGTCGCCGCCGCCGCTCGCACCTCCCCGGAGGACATCGAGATCGCGGAGGACTACATCAATCACGAGTACGAGCTGACCTTGGCCGACTGGTCCGCCCACGAAGTTGAGTTGCTCCACAGGACGACGGACATCGCCGAACCCTCGCTCGTAAAACTCCGCGAGCCGGTCCGGTATCGAACCGACACGGCGCGCGTCACAGTGAGCGAGGGTACGAGCGCCCCCAATCGGTCATACAAGTTCCCGGCCGAACGGTTGGCGCTGTTCGTCGCCCCTGTCGAGCGGACCACGACGAGCACGTCGGGGTTCGGTGACGGCACGTTCGACGGGAGTGGCACGTTCGACGGGAATCGTGGCGTGAAGGCCGACTCGGCACAGTAGCGAAAAAAGCCGCGGCGAACTCTCCGGAGAAAATTCAACATGGTCACGACATCAGACGCGGGACTCGACTACTACCGCGATTCGGTACTCGGCAGCGTCGGTGGCGAGCTCGACACGATCGCCGTCGGCGTCGGCTCCGATCCCGAGTCAACGACAGACGCATCGCTCACCCAGCGCGTGTACGCCTCCTCGGGCATAGACGTAGACTTCATCGACGGCACCGCGCCGGGCGAGTACGCCGGCATCATCGAGATCACGGGCGGTGACCAAATCCCCGCTGGGACGACCATCACCGAGATGAACGTTATCGTCGGGGCGATCGGCCTCCCGCTCGCTCGGGACGTGTTCAACGGAACCACCTTGAACGCGAGTTACACCGAGGAGTTCGAGATGCCGATTGACCTTGAAAGGGCGTGATAGCGATGGTCGAAACCACACTCATCAAAGCCTCAACCGCCGATGCGGCCGAGAACGTCGGGGCCATTGCTGGCCATCCTAACGCCTCCGATTACGTCCAAGAAGGGTTGCACTTCACGCCGGGGTGGGAGGACTCGGGGTTGAACGCCGACCAGCTTGCTATCTCGACGGGCGTGTTCTGCGTCCTCCTCGACACCGCCACGGCGGAGTGGCGCACCGAAGACGAGAATGGGAACATCACGAACCACGCCGAGGAGCGCCGGCTGGTGCTCATGAAATCGCAGGCGGATGCGTACTCCCCCAGCGGGGCGAACGCACCACTCTCGCTCGGCGCGGGCGTGAACGACATCCACGCCTCGGTGAACCGTGGCGGTGGCGATGCGCCGATCCTGAGCGCCGAGAGCGACGGAGCGACCGTCCCCGTGGATGCTATTAAGATCGGCGAAGTGGATACGGACGCAGAGACCTACGCTGAAGAACGGAGAGCGCCGAGCGCGGTCCTCGAAACGCTCGAACTCCTCGGCGATCTCTCGGTAACGGGCGACGTGTCTCTGGATTCGGCGACGGTTGACACGCTCGCCGTGGCGAACGCTATCGATGCCGGTAACGCGGATGCCACGGTCGACAAGCTTACCGCGAACTCGGCGGTTGACGCGAGTGACGCGGCGCTGGAAATCGAACAACGAACGAGTACGCCCACGAACCCCGAAGGACGGGTGTGGATTCGGACTGACCTCTGATGGCCGAGACGTACACGTCCGGGTGGGAGAGCGTTAGGGAAGGAGAGCAAACCTCGTTCGATGTTCCTGACACCTATACCCTCGTCAGCAATGAGCTTGAGGTTCGGTGGAGAGGGGATTCTGAGCAAAGAACCAACACTGGCCTCCATAGAAACAATACCAGGACTAGTTTCCGTGGAGAAGGGAACTCTGTCACGCGAACTTTGGATTGGCAGTCTGTATCAGACGGGCAAACTCTTGAATATAAGACGTTCGATTATTCGGCGGAGGGACCAAAAGACGGGAACGAATACGAGGCACGTTGGGATGTAGATGGCGGGGGTTCGGGTAGTAACCAATTCTCAGATGTAATACGGGACCCCGACCGTACCGAAGACGTTCCCGATAAAGCAAGTTCCCTAACGATAACCATCGAACTTAAGAATGGGTATGGAGGGACCGACGTTTACGTCGAAACAAACACGTGGTACAGCGCCCAACACACCGTAGAGACCCAAGACCCGAAAGTCACGCTAAACAACGGGAATAGTGCTTCAGAAGGCGGGACGTTATCGGATGGAAACGTAACCCCATGGAAGTCTATATCCGGGTTGTCTGACGGAACTAATGTTTTCGACCACGATATTGACGGAAGCAATGATGCCGACTTTCAGTTTCGATATGATTACCTCGCCGCGCCCGTCCCCGTGGGTTACGCCGAATCGGGTGACGGGTCCGGCGGCACGCAACTCCTCCCGCTCGCCGATACGGATAGTCCGGCGCTTGTGAACACCGAGGGCCGAGTCGGCCAGTCGAACGGCACCGTCGCCGCGGCGGACCTCGTGGCGACCGACCATCCCAATGCGACGAACGTCCGGGTCGGACTGCCGGACGGCACGGTTCTCGCGTGGCGCGAGGATTTGTACGACGGCGGCGGTTCGTGACCTTTTCGATCAACAATCATGTTCGAGATACAAGACAAGTGGGCAGCACAGGCCCTCGACGTCAAACAGTTCTTCGACCAGTACGCCGGGTACGGCATCATCAATGGCGGCGCGGCCAGCGAGGGGGGGCAATTCTCGGTGGACGTCAGCGCCCTTACGGCACTCGTCGGCGGCGAATACGTCGGCACGCCTACACAGGAGGTGGACGTCTCGGGATTCGTCGATCCCGATCACCCCCGGAAGGGCGTGATCTACGTCGACACCGAATCCGGTGCGTCGGGCGACCTGGAATTCGAGGTGGGCGAGGCCGAAGACCCCGACCCACTGGTGGAGGACCCGTTCGTGATGCGAAATCCCAGTCCGCCCTCCTTTGCGGGCCGGGACGTGACGCCCGTCGCGGGGGTCTACCTTCCCGAGAACGCCGAGTCCATCCAAGCAGGGCACATCCGCGACCGGCGCGTACCGGCGAACGTCAACGCGGCCGTGGCAACCCTCCGTGAAGTGGATGCGAACAAGATCACCGACGGCGCGGACGTGACGCACGCCGGGGAACTCGCGGATCTGGCTGACGTGAACGATGCTGTCAAGACCGCGGGCGACCTCACAGTCAAAAACGTCGGTGCGGACTACACGGCCTCCGATGAGGACTTCGTGGTCGTGGACACTTCCAGCGGTGACGTCACGGTGACGCTCCCACCGCCACCGGATACGAGCGAGGTCTACGTCAAACTCGCGGACGCGACGAACACGACCACCGTAGCCACGCCGAACAGTGAGACAATCGACGGGCAGTCCGAGCTGACCATCACCTCGCAGTGGACGGTCCGCGGGTTCATCTCGGGCGGTAGTAACTACTACATCCACCAATTATGACAGCTAACGAGTGGGTCCAAAACGACCACGAAACCGTCGAAACCGATCTGACAACCCTTGACGGCGCACCGTCCGATCTCGACCTCTCGGGCCGGACGGTCCACTATGTCCTTCGGCACTATAGCGGAGCTATAGCCGCCAACAAAGAGGCGAACGTCAACGGCACTACCGCGACGGTCAAGCTGGAACCCTCTAATCTCTCCCGAAAGTCCTCACACAAAGCCGAATGGATCGTCACTGAGGGAGCGGACGATCCGACGACGCTGCCGAAAGACGAGCCGATACCCGTCCACGTCCGGCCATCGGTCGACGATGGGGGCGATGTGGTCAAGCCGCCGCTCAAGGACGGGACGGTCGATACCCTGACGGCCAATGCTCTCGACGGCAATCTCACAGGCGGGCAGAAGGTTACTCAAATCGCTGGCACGAATCTCGCTGTCGACGCCAACGGCGCGCTCGTGGCTATCCAGTTTTCCGGCGATTACGGCGATCTGGCGAACGTCCCGAGCGAGTTCACGCCGGAGGCTCACGGCGACGCCGCGCATTCGGCTGACTACTCAAAAGTGGGTCACGGCGATGCTGCTCACTCCCCCGACTATTCGAGGGTCGGCCACGACAACGCCGACCATTCGGTTAATTACATCGCCGACGCCGACGGCACCATCACGCAATCGCACTTATCGTTCGACACCTTCACCCAGACGGAGTTTTCGGCACACGAGAGCACTCCCGACGCCCACCACACGAAGACGACCGATAGCCATGCCGACGTGGCCGATTCGTCCGGCGTCGTCCAAACCGATCCGACCGAGACGACTCACACCGCCTCGGGCGCGGCGTCCGTGAGTGTCGGTACGGATGGCTCCGGTGGCGCGACGATCGACGTGTCGGCAACGGACACCGACACCCAGCTCACTGCCGAGGAGGTCCACGACATCGTTGGGGCGTTCGTCACGGCCGCGGGTGCGGCGTCGGTTACCTACGACGATGGGAACGGCACACTCACCATCGAATCCACCGATACCGACACGCAGCTCACCGACGAGCAAGTCCAAGACATCGTAGGATCCTATCTCGCCGGTGGGACGAACGCTCAGGTCGCCTACGACGATGCGGGAAACGTACTGACGATCCACGCCGATCACGACCACTCGGGCGACACCCTCGGCACCGCGTCTTCGCCGGTCACGACGGCGCACGTCGAGACGACCAATACAAAGGAGCTATCTGTCACGGAGGACTTCAACCCCGCTGGAACCGAGTCGGTTCATTTCAATTTCCTGCCACCGGCCGAATATCTTCGTGACAACTCATCCGGGTCCGGATTCGGTGCGGTATCCAAACCGGGAGCGCTTCTGTTCGGAACTGGCGGAACGCAGGGCTCTTTGGGAGAGTGTTGGTATTATCCCGGTGACGATAACGATGTCACTTCCCCAATCGAAATACAAGATTGGTCACGAGATAGATCGTGGCGATGTTACGTGAGCGTGAACGACGTTGGCGAAATCATCCGCTTCGGTAACGGATTGCTGCGCGACGACGATCAGTGGGACGGGTTTGAGTTTGACAGTGGCGCGCTGTATGCGGTATCGAACGATTCGAACACCAAAAACCGGACCCAAATAGACTCAGCCCCCTCGCCGGGGGCTTACGACTTCCGGATGGAGTTCACTTCTGGGACGCGAACAGTATACTATGTTGACGGAACACAGCGAGCCGAACACACGTCAAACCTCCCGTCGGGTGATTCTCGCGCGCCGTTTATTTTTGCCGGGCGGGCCGAGAATCCCAACTCAGCAACCGATACTCAAGGGAGCTACCAGAAAATCGAGTTAGTGGTACACCAATGACACTTTACGTCACACTCAACGACGACGGCACGCTTGCGCTCGACAGCGATTACAGCGGCGCTCGGTCGGTCGTTGCCGATGACAGCCCCGACGGTCCGACGGAGTGGCGTTTCAAATCATCGTGGGGAGTGCCAAAGCGCACAGAGCAGCTTGTGAACCAAGCCATGGAGGATGCCCTGTCCCTCAACAACACAACGCTCGCGCTGGCTGTCGCCAAGGACGCCATTATCGAGGACTTCGTGGACGACCGATAGGAAGGACATCTGCCACCGACACCGAGACGGTGGCGTTGACCATCTGTAAGACCGGTGGGGTGAAGTGCTTGCGTCGCTCCGGTCCGGCATGGTCGAGACCGACGATTTGTTGTCCGTCTTTGACAAGGCAGTGGTGGCGACCGCGATGACGGCGTCCATCGTCTTTCTGTCCCGTGGCGATCGATACGTCGCGTTCCTCTGGATCATGATCGCCACCGCCCACGCTCGGATCGCCTTCGATTTGCAGTGGACATGAAGGCACGCACGCGACGATTAGATTGACGGCCGGCGTGGTGGCCGCTGTGCGGGCGCGAGTGGCGGCCTGAGCGACCACGGGCCCGCGCAATCCGCGGATTGTACGCTCTCTACGGCCGCTCGCGACCGACAGCGGCCGCTCCAGCGGCGCTGCAGTGTGCGAGACTCATCAACCATGAACGAACCAGACTTCACCGTCGCGCTCGGCACGCCCGACGGCGGACAGGCGACGTACGACATCGAAATCAACGGCGAGCTCGCCGCAGCGGATGGCTCGCTCGAAGGCAACGACTCGATCAGCGGGGGGTGGCAGGCGAGCGGCGAGGTGTGGGGCGCGTGGGACGAGTATCGGGTCCGCGGGTGGATCGCCGCGATCGAGGCCCCCGACGGCGTGCAGGTCGAGATCGACGGCGAAGCGATGAGCCACGGGGAAGCGCTCGCGTATCGGCCCGCTCGCTTCGGCGGCGGTGGCGGTGGCGACGACGAGAGCGACACGAGTGACGCACCACCTAATCGAGGGGGAAGCTCCGAGAAGCGCGCGCCGTGGACGGCCCGCGCCGGTGAGGCCTCCGACCCGGCCAACGGCGTCCTCCGTCGCAAGGAGCGCTCGTCGGGCGATCGCACGCTTCGGGTCGGCCACGGCGAGTTCGGGACCGGCAAAGGCACCGCAGCCGAGCCGCTCGGGACGATCCAGGACGCGCTCAACTGCGATCCCAGAAGCGTCGAGCACGACTGTGCGATCGCGGTCGCGGCGGGCACCCACGCCAACGAGCCGGGGTCGGCGCTCAACGCCGGGCAGATCGACGTCCACCAGACCGCCGACTGGCGACTCCGGGGCGCTGGCCGCGAGCGAACCACGGTGCAGGTCAACCAGGCCAACTTTCAGTTCGACGCCGGGACCGCACAGAACGCCCGCATTGAGTCGCTCACGCTCGAAGGCACTGTCCAACTCTACGGCGGCGAACTCGGGATCAGAGGCTGTCGACTCGACGCCGGAAAGCGATGGGGTGGCGACGGGGCCGTGCCGCTTGACGCCTACGGCGGGCACTACCAGATTCGTGATAGCACGATCACCGGCGACGGAGCGGCGATGAATCTGGTCAAGGGCACGACCGTGACCTTCGGGCCCGGTGTGAGGGTGGACGTCGACGGCCCGCTCGCGACGACGGGAGCCGGTGGCGGGACCGTCAACGTCCACAGCGACACCGAGGTCTCGTGTGCGTCGCTCACCGACACGGGCTGGGATCAGGCACTCGTGGAGGTCAACGACCCCCACAAGGCGCTGCGGGGGATCGACGCGGGTGCGTTTGCGGACGTGCGACGCTAGCTGCTTTTTGGGGCCGATTTCCCCACGTCCACCCCCGGGTTTTGGGCGTCGGGATGGTACTGCAGCGCGCGAGACGAGCAGTGGCATCGCTGACACGGCGAAACGTCACTCGTCGGCGTGGGACGGTGCTTTGCCGCCACCGCCGTGCTCAACCCCGGCTGCATCGCAAGCCGCGGTCCAAGAGGGGAACCGACGGAATCCGCGATTCGAGAACACCGTATTCTTCGATGGTGCGCCGTTCTCCCCCGCCCACTCGTCGTACTGTCTGATCGAGAGGGGTTCCCCACAGTCATCAGCGGCGGCCCGGAGTGCTGCTATCACGGCCGTTCGTCCTTCCGCCATAGTTCCGTCTCTCAGACTGCCGTCCAGAGGTTTGGACGTCCGATTCTGAGCCGATGGCACGCCCGCGATGGACAGGGCATCGTCCCACGACCCGCCGCCGAGGCTATCGGCCACCGCCTGCGCCCGCGGTGCGCCGATCGCGTCCTCGAAATCCTCGGCGGTGAGACCAGCACCCACACCCAACGCGTCCGCGACGACACCGAGGAGTGCTTTGTGCCGTTCGGCGGCGCTCATAGCGGCCGTCAGTACCGGATCGGGGTTCTCGCGGACGGTCCGATAGACTCGCTCGTCGAGACACCACTTGTGGGTGCTGGCGGGCGTCGGCGGCCCGAGATACCGGAGGAGCCGTGGCACCGCTTTGCTCACGACAGTCACCCGGCCGGCGTTTTTGCGGACATCGAGCGGGATCGGGAGCTCGCGGAGGAGGCGGGCCGCAGTCGCGCGGCGGTCGCTCGGCTCGGCTCGGACGGTGATTTTCGGATTGGTGGCGCGACCGCCGAACTCGATCGTGCCGTCGCAGGCATACCAGAGCCGCGCGCCGCGCCGCGAGAGCGTCACGTCCTCCGGGATGGCCTCGGACCATCGCCAGTAGCGATCGAGGTCCGGATGGGCATGAGTCCGGAGGCGATACAGCGGCCCGTCCGTTTTCGGGGACTCGGTCCGCGTCACGCCGTGTGAGAGCGGGCCGAGTTGCTGATGACAAAAGAGGACGTGTTCGCGCCGGACCGACTGGAGTTCGACGCTCGCGTGGGCGCGGCCATCGACCGACCCGTCGCCGACGAGGAGCCCCTCGATAGCCTCGCGCATCCCGTTCGAGAGCGACGGGTGCGAGCAGTCGCTCTTCGCCCAGTGCTGGGCGAGAGAATTATACTCTTGACGACAAGAGTGACACTCTCGGTGGGGGGCGGCGACGTACTCGGTCATCCCTCAACGAAATCAATGAGCTCCCGCGCCCCGTCGATCGCCTCGCGGCCACGGCTCGCATGGTTTTGGACCGTCTGATTCGCGAGCCCGAGCCACCGGGCGGCTTGGGCGGGCGACGCCCCGTGGATGTCGAGCAACGCCACGCACTCGGCTTGCCGGCGCGTGATCGCGTCGGTGTCGATCATCGTCGCGGCGTCGGCCATCGCCCGCCCGAACGTCGAAAGGTCGCGGTAGTCGGCCCACTCCGATTCAGTCTGCTGGATGTGCTCGCCGACGGAGCCCTCAATGGGGAGCCAGCCGTCGCCCCCCACCGACCGCATCCCGCCAGCCCCGTCGGGTTCAAGCAACACCACCGCGTCCGCCGACGGCTCGAAATATTCGACCCCGGCCTCCTGTTCGCCGATCAGCACGCGGAACGGGCGGGCGTTGCCGCCCTTGATCTCGGTGGGGGCGTCCATTAGCGATCACCCGAAACCACGAACGGGCTCCAGGGGGCGTCGTATTCGGCCGCGAACGAGTCGTGGTCGGTGTGCTCGCTCCACCGGCAGAGTTCGTGGGGGTGCTCGTCGCCCTCCCAGACGCTGGGTTCGAGCCCGTCGAACTGGCCGAGCGTGGGATCGATGATGAGATCGCGGTCGGCGTCGTAAACGTAGCAGTGTTGGACGCCGCCCCCCTCGACCTCGCAGACGCGCACGACGACGTTCTCGTGGTCGTCGGCGTAGTTGAACGCGAACCCGTTGCAGGTGGCGCGGACGTATTCGTGAAGCACGTCGTCGAGCACTTCGTCGGTGGTAGTGTCGTCGGTCATCTTCTGTCTCCCTCTACTACCACCTAATAGTGGTACGTACTTAAGCCTTTCGGAAGTGAATTGATAGGGTTGGACTGAAAGCGCCACCCACGCCGTCAGCTCCGCGGCCCGTCGTCCTCGTCATCGCACGATGCCGAACTCATCGAGCGTCGCGCGCTCGCTGTCGTCGTCCTCCGAGTCGGCGGGCTCCTCTAAGATCACCGCGTCGTCACCGGCCACGATGATCGGGTCGCAGTCGTCGGTCATGGCTCTTGGGCCGCCTTGCGGTCGTTCTGCTCGCCGAGCGCGCAGTCCTCGATCGTCACGTCCACCAGCGCGGGTGCGTGGGTTTGCTGGCCGGTGTTCACGAGGCTGCCGAGATCGGCGTCGGCGATCGCCGTCTCACCGAGCGGAAGCACCGGCACCTCATCGAGCGCGTGCTCGCGGCAGTAGATGTGATCGATGCGCCAGCCGGTCTCGCCGTCGGCGCGGATGGCGAGCACGCCGATGCGTGCCCCCTCGCGGAGTCGCGACAGACACACGTCGCACGTCGGCCCCTCCGGCAGTTCGTGGCCGCTGAGGATCTGGCGAACGGTGGTCTCGTCGGTCATCCGCCATCCCCATCATCACCCGGCTGCCACTCACGGACATCTTCGGCGAGCGCCCGCAGCCACGGTTTGAGTTGGTCCATGTCCTCGCGGGCGTCCTCCAGCGTCGCGCCTTTCGTCTTCGCTTTGATTTTATCCTGGTCGCGCGTGCCCTCGCCGCGGTCGACGGTCGCATCGGGCGTGACCTCTCGCGCAGGCCGACCGCCAACCAGCACTGCCCAAACGGTCCATTCGCCCGTGCCGGTCCCGTGGATGCAGGTCTGGCAGGGCAGTGTGTCGCCGGTCGGACCCGCACAGTCGGCGTGGCCGTCGACACAGCCGAAGTCATCCGCGGCGCGCACGACCGCCGCCGTGAAGCGGGTGCGAACGCCGTTGGTGAACGCCGCGAACAGTGCTGCCCGCACGAGATGTTTACACCGCGCGTCGCGGTACTCGTGGTCAGGGCAGGTGCAGTGGATGCCGTCGAGATCGACGCCGTAGGTCTCGCCCTCGTGAGCGACCTCGTAGGTCGCCGGGCCGAGCTCGGTGACGGTCATGGTCTCGCGAACCGCGCGCACGTAGCGGTCCTCGTCGATGCCGTGAGTCGTGCCGTCAGATTCATTGACGGTGTGGGCCGTAGCGTTCATGCCTTGCTCCACAAGGCACAGGTCCCGCGGTGCAACGCGGGGCCGAAATCGCTTCTCGGCAGTTCCTGCGCCCATACCATAGCCTATAGCCCCGGCCTATTAAGACTTACGCCATACGGTATACACCTCCTGCGGTAGATACGGCTTGTCGTAAGATACTAAGGCGCGTGGGCATACTTACCACATGAGGTATTACATGGCTGCAACCAAAACGGAGCATGTGACCGAAGAAGGGCGTGCGTTGCTCACCGAGGCCGAGCGCGGGGTGCTGGCTGGCGAGAGTGACGCCACCGACAACTACGAATACAAAGTCAGGTCGCTCGTCAGGCTCCGAATTCAGCGTCAGTTCGAGGACGACGTAGAGGTTCTGCGCGAGCACTTCCCCGAAGCTCACCAAGCCATTCAAGAGGTGGTGTGCGATGAACCGTGAGGAACCGATCCTCAAAGACCGAGATCACCAGGTGCTTGACCGCTACGACAGTTTCGAGGACCCGGAAACGCCGGCCGAGTTTCAAGACTACTGTCACGCGTTCGCGCGGTGGATCGTTGCCGTGAGTAGGGAAGGCTCCTATCGGATGGAGAACATCCTGCGAATCTCCAGCATCGGCAACGCGGTCGGACGCGGCGAGGTGGCCCTCAACGACGGGAAGGCGGCGCTCGACGACGCAGACCTGAGCGTGCGCGGCGGCGTGCCGGACCCGGAGGCGATCAACGATGGCTGACAAGAACGACACACCGCCCTACGAGGCGTGGTTCGTCATCGAAGCGACCGTCGTATACGACCGTGACAACCCGCTCTCCGTGCACCTTAGAGGCCCGTTCGCAACCGAGAAACGGGCCGAGCAGGAACGCGACGGCCAGCAGGAGGCGTGGCAGCACGCGCTCGCGGAGTGGGACGGCGACAACCCCTATGACTTCATCGGATGGGACGTCGTGCACAAGCACATCACCGACTCCCAGATAAAACGGTTGGATCGGCAAGACGAGGAGTCCTATCGAAAGATGCAAGCAGCGGCCGATGCCGTCAGCGCGGGGCTGCTCACGGACGAAGGGGTCGGTCCAATGGCGGGTGACAACAATGACTGACACCGAACCTGCAAACGGCGGCGAATACCCGTCACGCACCGGCAAGCTCTACCCCTCCGGCGAGGGGCCGCGGTGTCTGATCAACGGTTGTGATAACGAAGCTCAGTGGTGGGCCGGCGTCATGCACGAATACCGGCCAACCTGTACCGACCACTCCCACGAAGGATGCATAGGCCAAGAGGTGATCAACGATGCCGAGTGAAGTTAAATATGAGTGTCCGAGCTGCGAGGCCACAGGCGCGCTCCCCGCTTGCGTTGTCGATCTCTGCAAAGAGCACGAGAAAGATTGTGAGGAGTGTGGCCAGCGTATGAATTTCAACCTTGCAGGGAAAACAGCATGACTGACGACGAAACACCAACATTCCGAGTCGAAGCCGAACAGGGCAGGAAAATACTCGCCCCGCAGTTCCAACCGAGCGACCTTGACGACGACCAGCGCGAGGTCTACGACGGGCTCCGCGAGGCGGCCCCGAGGGATCGCGCGGGCGCGATCGCCGTCAACGAACTCGCCGCCGCGCAGTTCGAGGCCGGCGAGACGGTCACGCTCAAGGCGGCCGTGAGACGGTACACGTTCGGCGCTCGTGAGGCTGTCGAAGCGGCCCGAGCGTTCCAAGCAAACCTCGCAGAAACACTCGCTCCAGTCGTTAGCGACCTCGCCGAGGCCTGCCAGCCGTTGGTCGAGTGGCGGCGGAGTGTGGCGGAGGACATCGCGGAGAACTTCGACGACGAATGACAACCATGCACAACGCTACCGAAATCGAAAAGCGGTACGACCCGCCGACAGGACCGGGCGATAAGAACAGCGTCGACGTCCGCATCAGCGTGGACGGCCCCGACGACGAGGACGCGCTCGCACTCGCCGCCGAGCTGCGCGAGGCCGTCGCGGACGCCCACCGGGGGTATCAGGGAGAGGGCGATGGCTGACAACGATTGAGAACAGCAGTGTGGTGCAAAACAGGGGGCTCAGAACGAAAACGGCGACCATTCATCTCGTCGCTCGTCGTATTGGGGCATTTCTACGTCGAAGGATTCATTGAGTTTCTCTGGCTCCCTGGTCTCCCACTTCGAGTGGCAGCTGCGGCAGAGTGTGATGAGATTGTCCGAATCGTGGGCATCTCTGAGACGATCCCATTTGTCGAGCGGTTTCACGGGCTTGATATGGTGGACCTCAAGGCGGTACTTGCCCCACTGTTCGCATTGCTCTTTGGGCACTCCACAGTCTCGGCATCGGTGGTCGTCCCTCCGTTTGGCCTTGTTTGACTGCATCCCGAACCCGCGACTATAGGGATTCTGGCTAGCTGTCATCTTCGCGGGCGATGTAGAGCAATTCGCGGATTGCGCTATCGAATGAGGTATGGCCGCGGGAATCGCGAAAATCGGCCAACTCCTCGTGAACTTGGTCGGATGTTTTTATCTGTTTCATCCACTCCTGCCTACGCCCCCCTGCACCATAAGTCTACTGTTGGTATACTACCAGTAGACTTATTATGCTGTACCACGTACGTGCGTATGTGATGGCCCAGACCACCACGGCGGACGGCGGAGCAGAGGGTAAGAACAGCGTCGAAATCGAAGACGGTCAACTCACGTACCGATATGGGGGGCATGACCCGCGAGTCGTCCGCGAGTTCAGCGGCGACATCCAGACTCGGGGAGTCAACCAGTACACGACGGTCGAGACCCAATACCGCGGTTTCGAGAGCACGGTCTCAAGCAACGCCGAGCGCGACGGGGCGTACCTGCTGTGGGTTCGGCCCGACGGAGAGTACCGCATCGTCGACCTGCACTCCCCCGAAGCGACCGGGAGTCCGGACCCCAACGCCGACGACGCTCGATACCTGTACTCGGGCGACTGGGACTACGAGATCGTCGACGGCGTGCGGGTCAAGACCGTCCACAGCCGATCGGATACCTACGAGAGCAGTGCGACGAAGCGGACGAAAATCGAGCGCGGCCACCAGGCTGAACACGGCCTCATTTTCGGGGCCACCGGGACGGGCAAGACCTGCCTCGCGAAGTACGCCACCGACCAGCTCCGACGCGTTACCGACGTGAACGTCCAGCACGTCAACTGCTGGGAGGACAACACCCGATTTCAGATCCTCCACCAAGTCGTGAGTTCCTTCGACCACTCGACGCCCGGCCGCAGCGCTGCCGACATCAACTCACTACTCACTCGCATCGAGAGCTACACCGGGCCACCCTTTGTCGTGATCCTCGACGAGGCTGAACTGCTCCGCGACCCTAACATCATCCGCGATTATCACGGTCGCCGCGGGTTCTCACTTATCGTGATCGCGAACGATCGCGAGGAGTTTTTCGCCGAGGTCCCGGCGGCGGTCGAGACTCGCCTCCACGGACCGATCGCGACGCTCGAACCCTACTCGATTACAGCGCTCGTTGCGATTTTAGAGGATCGTGCCGACCAAGGGCTTCGCACCGGCGTGATCGACGCCGAGCAGTTGGAGATGATCGCCGACCACGCCGCAGGCAACGCCCAGAAGGCGATTACGACCCTTCGCCTCGCCGCACGTCAGGGCCGACGCGAGCGGGGGGGGACGATCACCGACGGAATGATAGCCGATGCCGCGGGGGATGCCGAAAAAGCGATTCGCGACGCTCACATCGAGCGGCTCCTCGACCACCAGAAGATCGTCTACGACGTGGTGTGTGAGAGCGACGAATGGTTGACGACCTCCGGCGTCTACGAGAAGTACAGCGAGCGCGTCGACGGCGATCCGCGGTCGAACCGGACGATTCGGAAGTACCTCTCGAAGCTCGCCGAGTACGACCTCATCGCCAAGGAGGGGGCCACTCGCGGGCGAACGTACCGCTCTCGACAGTAAGCGAACGAAGATTCGGCAGGATTCGGCAGGATTCGGTATTCGGCCGACGAGTGGCGGTGTGGTGGTTCTCGCGGGAGGATAGGTGGTTGAGATCGATTATTCGGCAGCGGCCGCACGGAAGTTATTATGGACGGCTCGGTGGGTATAGATGCGATGGATCGGAAAAGGTCACTTGTCGGCGACTTCGCGTTCGATGAGTTCGTCGAACGCATCAGTGTCGCGTGGGTCGTATTCGTCGCGGTACTTCGCCGCGACCCGTCCCTTCTCGGTGATCCTGTAAAGCCCCGAGTTCTCGCCCGCGCCGATCTTCGTGCCCGCGAGGACCTCAGCGGGCGTCGCCGCGACCGTCATGGTTGTGTGCTCGGCGGCGGTCATCGTTCGACCTCCTCGCCACAAAATCGACATTCGTCCGAGCTGAGATACTCTCGCGACGAACACTTGAGGACCCCACCGGTCGCCGAACAGATGTCCTCGGCGCGGACGGCGTGGACGTCGCGATCCCAGCGATAATTGCTCGCGATCGTGGCGTCCATGCCGTCGATGACGGCCGCGCCGATGGCTGCGTGACGCGTCTCGTGCGGGCCGATCCAGGCGAAGCCGTAGCGCCACTCGTGGTCAGTCATCCGTCGTCCTCCCAGTCGTCGAGCGTGTCCATCAACGACGACTTTTCGCGGCGGCGTTCGGTCTGTCGCCGCTGTAACTCGGCTGCGTGGAAGGGGTTAACCAACCCCGTTTCGCGGAGTGACTCCTCCGCCTCATCCGCCGTCTCGCCGCACACCGGATCGGCCTCATCGGGATCGAGTTGGTGACGGATCGGGTCGCCATCGCGAACGCCGTCAAGGAGCTTGCGGAGGTCGTCGGTCACGCAAACCGCCCTCCCGAAACACGGTCGCCGCACCGAGGGCAGGTGTGGATCTCGCGGTCGCGGCCCGCATGCGAATCCCGCGTCACGCTCACGTCCGGCTCGGCGTCGCCCGCACACGAGCACGCCGCCGCGCCTTCGGGCAGCGTCTCGGGATGGGCGTCGCGCAGGTGCTCGCGGCGGCCGGCGCGGCGTTTGAAGCCTGCACCGCACTCCGAGCACTCGTGACGGTCGTCGGGGATGTCGGCGAGCCGGCTCATCGGCTCGCCTCCGAGCCGTCGGTCGCCACGTCCGGGTCGCCATCGACGACATCGAAGTCGATAAACCCACACTCCGGGCAGTCGTTGGCCACCGTCTCGTCGACCCGATAATCGTTGCCGCACTGGTTGCACCGCACGTCAAGCGGGTGGTCGCCGGTGAGCTCGCGACCACCGTCCGTGGCGACGCCCTCGCCGCGGTCGACGGTCGCACTCGCGCCGGTGGCGAGCCAGTCGTCGTGGCCGGTCACGCGACACCACACGACCCAGTGACCGACACCGGCCGAGCGGATGCAGTCCTCGCAGGGCAGCCCGGGGCCGGTCGGGCCGGGACAGCCGGCGTAGCCGTGCGGGCAGCCACTCGTGCGGGCGTGGGCCAGAACGCGCGCGACCAGCTCGGTGTTGCGCGCCTCGCGGTAGCAGTGGGCGATCGCCGCCGCGCACTGATGTTTGCACACGAGTTCGTCGCCGCGGAACTCGTGGTCTTTGCATCCGCAATGACCGACCTCCAGGTCGACAACGTAGGTCTCGCCGTCGTGGATCACGTCGTACTGGAAGGGTGCGGTCGCGGTGGTCTCGATCCCCTCGGTGCACGCACGAGCGAAGCGATCGGGGTCGATGCGTCGGGTCGTGCCGTCAGATTCATTGACGGTGTGGGTCGTAGCGTTCATGCCTTGGGCCACAAGGCACCGGTTCGGGGTCCTAAGCCCCGGACCATTCCTCGAAGGAACAGCCACCCAGTGCCTACTCTACGCTTGAACCCGTGGCATCATAAGTGTATCCCTTGTACCCCAAGGCAGATAGACCGAATAATACATGGGGTACAGTTTTGTGCCTGTCGTGCGTAGAGCCGGTATGGCCACTCAGACGGACACTCGCAAAAACATCAAAGTCAGCAAAGAAACACGCGACCGGCTGAACGATGCACGAGGGAGTGAGACCTGGGACGAGTTCCTAAACGGGCTGCTTGACGGTGCGCCGGTTGTGAGCGAAGACGTTGAGCTCACCGACAAACAGACGCGGACACTGGTCCGGGAACTCGGCGACGAGGTCGAGGGGCGATTGCGGTGACGCCGAAGCTTTCCGAGCAGGCGGGCTCGACGGACAGCCCTGCTGCCTCACGGACCACAGGCGGGCGACCGCCCGGACGCGAAGCCCTGCGATACATCGCACTGCTCGTCATGAGCGCCGCGGTCGGCGTGCTCGTGGTGGTCGCGTTCGCGGGCGTCATCAACCCCCTCGTCTTGTTCGGCGTCGGGATGCTCGTCGGGTTCGTCGCGATGGTCACCCAGCGCAGCACGCGCGCGACGGTTGGGGTCGGCTTGTACGTGTCCGCGCTCGCAGCGCTGCTCGTTCCGCTCGGGTGGTACGGCCGGAGCGTGTTCGCGGGCGGAGGGGAGTTCTACGCGATCGAGGGCATGGCGGGGATCGTCGTCGGGCTGCCGATCGCCGGCGTGATCGCGGTGCTGCTCGCGGCAGTCGGGTTCGGGTTCCGGCGGTGGGCACCGGCCTGAACGCTTCGGGCCTTATGTAACGAGACGGTCTTACTGGAAAGACGATTGTTACATAAGGTCTTGCGAGCGGCGGGTGGCCCGCGGCGCTGCCGGGCCCCTGACCGTTCCGTTCTTACCAACGGTTTCGATCAATCGCTGATTCGGATTGTTGGTAAGAGCGAAGCGGTGCGGCACGGCGGCCCGCGGCCGCTTCTCTGATGGTGGAAGAAGTGGAAAGTTCCACTTCCAGAACGCTGTTGACACCCCTTCGGTTCGCGTGGACGGCCGTGCAGTCGGGCGGTTTTTCGCGGTGCTTTACTTCCAGTCCGGAGCGGAATCGATTTTTATACCCATCCGGGTGTGGGTTGACCTGCATGTCACAAGCAACAACGGAGGTCCACATCCAGATGGATTCGAAGTCGGATCGCTGGAAGTGGGTCTGTCCGGCCGGTCACACGAACTGGCAGCCCACGAACGGGGGGATCTGGTGTCTCTCGTGTTCGCGGGCGCACGACATCGAGGATCCAGGGTGGCACGAGCTTGAGAACAAGGCGACCGGCGAGAGCGTCTCATGGGAGCGAGTGGTCTTCGAGTGACAGGAGTTGAATCAGTCAGCGGTCCGTGCTTGCGGGTTCGGGTTTCCCTCTGGCGGCTCCCGTTCAAGCCGCTGGCGGACCGCTTCTCGAATCCACGCCGAACGCGAATCACCGTAGTCAAGCGACTCATCGAGGTCTTCGACCCACTCGGCGGGCAGCGACACGGTGACGTCCTTACGATTTTCCATGCTCATATGGCTATTTTGGTTACGTGGTTATATAATTGTTCGGTCGGTGAGTCAGTCATGGAGTCAATGACTCCATGCCGCAACGACTAAGACTATGCAGAATAGATGGGTGAAGCATGACCAGTGATGATAACGAAAGCGTTACATTTTCGATGGGTTCGGAGCTTGTGGAAGACATCGAGAGCCAGCTCGATTACGGCGACACCCGGTCGGAGTGGATTCGGCAAGCCGTCCGCGAGCGGCTCCGACGCGAAGTTTGGGACGACGGCGGTCGTGGAGAAATCGAGGCCTGATGTTTGATTGTCGTTACACGACAGAAATCGCCGGGCGCGGCCGGGCTGAGAGGGAGCGCCGCGCCCGGACTGTCGTGGACCCTGCCTATACAGGATCATGAAAACAGAGAACACCAGCGCTGAAAAGCGCCCCGACAGCAGCATCGACGACGAGAGCGACGACCCGCGGCGAGAGCACGACGGGCGGTGGTCGGGATGAGCACCATCTCGCTTTACTGCCCCGAGTGCCAGAAGACGCTCGGTCCAGAACACGGCGCGGAAGCCATGAAAACCGGCGAGTGTCCCGTCTGCGGAACCGATGTTGAGGTGCAGACATGAGTGCCGACGCCGACGACGAGCGGTTGCGAGCGACCTTCGAGGTCTACCGAGACGCCGAAAACGAGTGGCGCTGGCGGCTCCGCCACCGAAACGGCAACATCATCGCCGATTCGGCGGAGGGATACTCCTCGAAAATGAGCGCACTCAACGGCGTCGATACCGTGCGCTCGGTCGCGCGCGACGCGCGCATCGACCTGGAGTGGCGCGATGGCGAGCCGATCCCTGACGGCGGTCCCATAACCGATGTCGATCTCGTGCCGGTTGACGAGGACGTCGTTGCGGCGGGCTATCCGGTCTACGCGCTCAACCAAGCGGTCCTGTCCTCCCAAGAGCGGTTCCGCATCGGACTGACAGAGAGGGAGGAGGGCGACAACTGGACGGATGGCGACCCCCACGGTCTCGCCGCCGATGTCTGTCGGAACGCAAAGGGTGCGGTGCTGACGTTCGAGGACGGTCACCACGCCGAGGCGCGCCAAGAGATCGGTGATGCGCTGAACTATCTGTTGTTCCTTCGCAACCTGATAAGCGTTCGAGAGGGTGGTGATTCGGGATGACCGATCTCGATGCGTCGTACTGTCCCGTATGCGGAAACACCCTCGCGACCGCGCAGGCGATCCACGCCGACGACGGCGAGCCGTTCTCACCCGAGGCCTGTGGTGAATTCGAGCGGGCGGGCGCGCACGCCGTGGTTCGTCCCCAGGAGGTCCGTGTGTACGTCCACGGCGATACCGAGGAGATCGCGACCGACGGCGGCACGATCACGGCCGAGGCCGACCCGCCCGCGCTCCCGCAGGTGATCGGCGACGTCCTTGACGATGCGACCGGTGGGGTTGACCGGCAGATCCTGATCGAGCGCGTCGACGCGCGGAGTGATCGGCGATGAGCCAGACCGTCGACAGCCCGTCCGCCGAGAAAGTTATCGAGGGGAAACGGGAGCTGTTCGAGAGTCTCGCCGAAGGAGACGATGGTGTCGCGGAGTTCGCCCAACGACTCCTCAAGGAGGCCGACGATGGGTAACTCACTCGCTCTCCACCAGGATTCGGCGAAGGACCGGGTTTTCGTCGACGACCGCCTGAAACTCGGCGATGTCCTCCCGGCGGAGCGGGTCGTCCTCCTCGACCATCGAATCCATCGTGACGCGGTCCTGTTCGCGAACGACATCGGCCCCCTCCGCGCTGGTGGCTTGCCCGCACCACACGCACGCGGGTTGGTCGCGCGGTGTGGCCTCGCCACATCGCGGGCACTCCTTCGGACCTGTGGGGTCGGGTTCGTCGGGTTCGACGTCGAGGCCGTGGGCGGCGGCGAGCGCGCGGTCGGCGTCGTCGCTGAAGACCGCGACGTAGCGTGCGGCGACCGACGATCCCCGCGTCCACCCGTGGTGGTCCTCGATGTGGGCCTGCGGGAGGCCTTGCGAGGCGAGAAACGATGCCGAAGACTTCCGAAAGTTGGTGAGTGTCACCGGGCGGTCGATGCCGGCGCGATCGGCCGCGTCGGCGAACACGCGCTTGAAACCGTTGTACGAGAGGGGCTTGGCGTTGTCCGATTTGTGCGGCCACAACGGGGCGTCGGGATCGGCCCGATCGGTGCGAGCGTAGTCGTGGCTCGCGAGCCATTGATTGAGGAACGGAACCGACGGGATCAGCGTGACGGTGCGCTGGCCGGTCTTGCCGTCGGCGGTGATCTGGAGGCCGTTCGGATGGTCGCTGACGTCGCCGACGGCAAGGTCGCGGAACTCGCCCGAGCGCGCGCCCGCGTCCCACGCGACGGCGATCATGGCCTTGTCGCGCGGATTCTCGCAGGCGTCGATCAGCGGTCTGACGTGCTCGTCGAAGTGGAGCATGTCGCCGGGATCGGGCCGTGGGTCGTAACTCGAAGATGTCTGGCCACTCACCCAATCGATCGACTCCGGAGGGTCGCCGCCGTCGGTCGTGCGTTTTCCGAACACGCGGAGCGCGATCCGGTAGTCGCGATTGGTCTCTTCGTTGTCGTAGGTCCGGTTGATCCAGCGGACGATCGTCTCGGCGGCGGTCTGATCGGTACGGGCGTCGGCCAGTCCGCCGGGTTCCTCGGCCATGCGCGTGCAGTGACGCAGCAGCTTTTCGTGACGGTGATCCGAATACTCCGTCGAGAGCAAGAACAGTCGGTCCGAAAAGTCAATCAGGGCCTCACGGTCGTCGTCGATGATCGCCTCGGTTGTGCGAATCCGGTCGCGGAGAACGTCGATGGTCTGGCCGATGTCGCGAGCCATAACAGGCGGCACAGCCCCGAGGGCTTTGAATCTATGGCAGAGAGCCGGTGGAGGGATTTGAACCCTCGGCCTAATCCTTACGAAGGATTCGCTCT